TTGGATGTAATAACATTTACTAATAAACTAGATGTATCAATGTTTTCATTTTGTATTCTGATTAAAGGTGTTGTTCCGCCATCATGCACATAACGTTGTGTGACCCATGTTCCTTCTACCAGACGCACATTGTTAAAAACATATGAACCACCACTTAGATTAGCAACATAATCCCTATCAGGTGAAAAGAACATTCTGGTGGTGTCTATTAGACCGTCGTTAGAACTTTCAAAAACGGTTTCTTTGGGTAAAACAAGTTGACTTGGATTGGTGGGCATGTTAGCTGTAATAGTAACATTTACAGTCATTTTAGATGACACACGGCTTCTAGGAGTATATGAAAGAAGATTAGACACACTAAAGACGTTGTTATACTGTTGTGCGGTATCCAAATGAAGTTCATTGAATCCAATGTTAGATTCATATGATTTATTAGTAGAATTATATGCTAATACACGTGCTAATTCGCGCAATGCACTACCGTCAAAGTTATAATCCTTAAATGGACTATCTTCGTTTTGCATGTAATATATAATTGAGTCTAGGACTCCATCAAAATCTAAATTGTCGTATGTGCGTTCAGACATAATTTTCCTCTTAAAATAATTTATAATAATATTTATAAACTATTTACTAATTATTATTCTTATGGTAGGGATGTCGAATGAGTTTATACACAGATAAAATCTTTATAGATAAAATTAGCTATCGATTAGACATGTTCAGATGGACTAGAGATAATGTAGCTAATTTTAGATGTCCGCTATGTGGTGACAGCAAGAAAAAATCCAATAAAAAACGTGGATATTTCGTTGTCAACAGAGCAAATGATGACACTTACATGTACGTGTGTCACAACTGTTGTAAAGGTATGTCATTAGGAAACTTTCTAAAAGAATTTGATAATTATGTATATCGTGAATACATGATTGAAAAGTTTAAAGGTCAACCATATTCAAAATCAATTAAAAAGAAGGTTAAAAAGAAGACTAGAAGATCAATTCAGAGTAAACTTATAAAAGTTGAAAAGAAATCTATATTAGATGAAAAGTGTATTAGAATTGATAATGCATCAGATGATAATGCTGGCAAACAATATGTTTTGAGTAGGTTGATACCAGAACTACATCATAAAATTTTATATCACGCCAAGTGTTTTAAAACTGTGGCAGGTGAACTTGATTCAATAGCAGTGGAAAACCTATGGGAGAATGAACCTCGGTTAATAATTCCATTCTATGATGAAGAAGGTGAACTTGTTGCTATACAGGGTAGATCATATGACCCTAATTCAGAATTAAGATATATAACTGTAAAGAAGTCTACTGACGTTATTAAAATCTATGGTAGAGAACGGGTGAACAAAAATAAGCCTGTACTTGTTGTAGAAGGACCAATAGACAGTCTGTTTCTACCTAATTGTGTTGCAAGTGCAGATGGGGACCTATTAACAGTACAATATGGGACCGTGTATATATGGGATAACACGCCTAGAGATATTAATATTGTTAAGAAGATGGAAGATGCTATTAAACGTGGTAAACGAATTACAATCTGGAATGATTGTCCTTGGAATGGTAAGGATATAAATGAAATGATTCTAAATGGCGCAACCCAAATAGAATTGTTGGAATATATCGCAAGTCATAGCTATAGTGGTTTGACTGCAAAATTACATATAAACAACTGGAGAAAGATATAGGAAATTTATGGCTTATACAGAAGAAGATATTGAAATCGTAATGAATCATCTTAGAAACGGTATGACGTATACTGAAATTAGAAATAAGACTAACATCAGCCGTAGAACTATCAAACGATGGGAAATGAAATATGGTGCTGATGAAACTGTTGATCCAGATTCTGAAATCGTAGAAGATAATGTGAGGCTTGCAAAACGTGCACAGAAGTTTCAGGATACGAATAGGATTGAACGAAAATCATTTCGAGAGTATGCACGTGTAGAAAATGCTGTAACTGAACTTAACCGTGAAATGCTTAGTGTGCTTAAAACACATAGATTGAATGTTCCACGAGCTTTCAATAGTCCAGATGGGAATAAACCAGTTGGATTGGTTCAGATTTCTGACATGCATTTGAATGAAATAATTCGAGATGTAAATGGTAATATGTACGATATGAAAATTGCATCACAGAGGTTGCAAAAATTTAGAGATCGTATTAGAACCTATATGAAAGCCGAAGGTGTTGAACATGTTATTGTCACATTCCTAGGTGATTTAATCAACAGTGATAGACGACTTGAAGAAGTCCTTGCACAGGCAACCAATAGAGCAAATGCATTATTTGTGGCTGTAGATTTGTTACAACAGTTCTTGACAGAATTGGCAGAAGACTTTAATGTGACTGTAGCAAGTGTGATTGGCAACGAAAGTCGTATTAACCCTAATCTCGGTTGGTCTAATATCATCACAAGTGATTCATTTGATCTCATGATCCACAGAATGCTTGAAAAGCTGTTTGAAACCAGTGAAAACGTTGCATTCGTTGAAATGAAGAATCCTATGGAATGTGTGATTCAGGTGAACGACACAAATATTTTATTGATGCATGGTCATTCACTTAGTAAATCTGCATCACCTGCTAAGATTGAAAGTGAAATGAACAAGACTATCAGTAGATATGCCGCTAAAGGTGTTATTATTCATTTTGTTATGATGGGTCACATTCACAATGCGCATATCAGCGACAGATATAGCCGTACAAGTTCATTGTGTGGAACAAATGCATTTGCTGATAAAGGGTTGAATTTAACGGGCAAAGCAAGTCAGAATATGCATGTGGTCCGAAATAAAGATGATATTATTTCAATTAAGGTTGACTTGCAGGAATATACAGGTTATGAAGGATATGAATTTGTAAAGGCATGTGAAGCCTATACAACAGCACCAATCAAGGCGAGTTATATTATTAACTCAATAGTAATTTAAAATGGAGATGAATTATGGAATACTTTTTGCTTTATTTGTATGATCGTGTCGGAATGTTTTCTGGTGGAGCGGTTGGATTTCTATTAGTATTCTCTTGTGTCTTGTTAGCTATTTTTTGGGTGGCAACAGTGCTAGCGCCGTCCAGCGATTTGGAAGATATAGGTGATAAAAAAATCCTTTTTAAGGCTAGAAAATATCTTACTATTACTTGGATTACTCTTGCCATGCTTACAGCAATTATGCCAACACAACAGTTTATGAAGAATGCTGCTGCTGTTTACATCACTAAAGAAATCGTGACATCAGATGTTGCACAGGAAACTGGTAAAATTGTTGTTGAAAATCTTCCAAAGGCCGTACAAAAGGTATTTGACAAACTGTTAGAAGATGATAGTGTGGTTAGAACCGATGAAAATAATAAAGAAACTGAACAGGAGTTGTAAGTGGATAGTGAAAAGAAAGAATTTGGAAAATGGTGGATGTGGATTGTATTCCTCATGGTTGGGACAGTAATTGTTTTTGGTTGTCTCAATGCATTTGGAATCATCGGAAAAACTGTTATTGAACGTAAAGTGTTTGAAAACAGTTATCAAAAACATGAGGCAGATAAAGAAGCTCGTACTACATATGATGCAAGTCTTGCACTGCTTCGTTCTAAACTCAATAATCCTAATTTGGATGTTGGAACCCGTGCAGAAATTCAGGCACAAATTGACGCAATCACAATTTTGAAAACTACAAAGGAAAATTAAAATGAAGAAAATTATTATTACACTGGTCGTATCAACCATGACATTGTGTTTTTGTGCATCAGCATTTGCTTGGGGTTCGGATACAGAAACCACTAAAGAAGCTAAAGCAGTACAACGCCAACAGGCACAATACGCTAAAGGTCAGCCTATTCCCGCATTTGATTGGAGTCTTGAACGCGATCTGGTAATTAAGCTCTATAAGCTCCGTAACCAGAAAGTCAGCACATATACAGTATGGCGTAGTGATTATGGAATGATTGAAGGTCACACTGCATCTATCGGTTATGGTATTCCATATGATACAAGTCTCACTAATCCATTGGTAGCCACTGGTGAAAGTATGGAAGGATATAGTAAAGCTGCACTGGCATCTGTAGAACAGCCAGAACCAAATGGCATCTTTGCATCTAAAAATACAACAGCCACATGGGTTCTTAGTATTGATGAAAAGACAGGTATGATCATGCCTATCTATGTTGAAGGTAAAGTAACTGTATATCCATATCCAATTACAGTTGACTATGATAAAAATAGAGTGTATCGTGCTGGAACAGCTACAGCAACTATTGCAAAATAATCCCTTATAATAGGCGGGTGAAATTCCCGCCATATGGAGAAAATAAAATGAAAGCTAATGATTTGTATGCAATGGATATAGAATATTCAGATGAGCCTGTTATTGAAATTTTAGCAGACATCTTAGACAATAATGAATACTATATTTATGAAGGTGATCTGTGGAGTGTCAGAGAAAAATTAGAATACAGAATCAAACATAAAATTGTACATCATCATGGCGTTGATTATAGACGCTACTGGGAACTCGGAACCCTCTGGTTTGACGATAAACCTGTTGGTGTGATTCAACGTGCGGGTCGGGAAGGTGACGATCACAAGGATGAATATTTTACAGATATTGAATGTTATTTGGAGATGATTAAATTTATTAAAAAGACGCTTATTGATGATGGTGCTGATGATCTTTATCAAACGAATCCAGATGCAGATATTCCAACACTAACAAGTTTTTATGGAAGAACTCTAGGAGACAATTAAACGATGAAAGTTAAAAAAGAAGTTACATATAAATTTACTATGGATCAACTAGTAAATTTATATCAGATGTATCTTGATGATGAATCATATACATCAATTGGCGAAAAATATGGCGTTAGCCGTAAAGTAATCGCCAATCGTGTGAATAAAATTGAAAATGGTGATATCGAAGATTTCCCATACCATAAATTTGAACTTGAATGGTGTGATGATGATCAATACTGTACAGGGTGTTCTGGCAATGATAATGGTGTGTGTCTGAAATCGGATAATGAACATACCACAGATTACTATGCACCAGTTCCTTTAGAACCTAATGTCAATAAACCTATGAAATACCGTGTGTCTAAGGTCTCTATTGCTATCGTAAAAGATGATGGTGACATTTTCATGGCGGTATCATCTGATTCCAATTTTAATGACATACTGACTCATATCAGAGATGATGAATGGGACAATGTTCGCAATATCATCAATATGGGTGAACGTATCACCGAAATGAGTCAGGGACATATTGAATACAGAGATCGCAGACTGTTTTTCAAAGGTATTGAAATCACAGATATGAATTTTGCACATCGTGCAATCAATATGATTAACAATGATAATATCAGTGCACTTCTACATTTTGTAGAAAAATGTATGGACAATCCTAGTAACCGTGTGGTGCAACGTATCTTTGATTTCATGAATGCAAATGATATCTGTATTGATGAAGATGGCGATATCATCGCATTTAAATATGTGTCTGATGAATTTAAAGATTGTCATACCAATACATTTGACAACAGTGTTGGAACCACAGTCAAAATGGACCGTATTCTGGTGAATGATGATGATACCGTTACATGTAGTCATGGGTTGCACGTGTGTTCAGCACATTATCTTCGTCATATGCGTGGCAAAACGTATGTAGAGGTCAAGGTTAACCCTAAAAACGTTGTAAGCATCCCTGTTGATTATAATGACAGTAAAATGCGTTGTTGTGAATATGAGGTCTTGCGTGAAATCTCATTTGATGATATCTTTGAACAGAACTATAAAAACTTTAAATTGGAGAACTAATGTCTGATACTGGTAAAACTCAGTTGAATAAGGAAATGATGAAAGAAATCGTTGCAACTATGGAACGAATCAAAGATGAACAGGAACATTTGAAAGAAAGTGTGAAAGTCGTATCGGAATCATCTGGTTATAGTAAATCACAGGTTAAAGCCGCTGCTAAACTTTACATTGATGGTAACAGAATTGAGAAGGACACAGCACATAATGACATCATGGACCTCTATGATGAAGTTTTTGCATAATATAAAAGGATAAAGCAATGGAACAAGAATTTAAGAAAGAAACTGAGAAAAATATGATTGATATGAGTTGGATGCCAAAATACAAGTGTCATAAAACTGTTCGGGCGTTTAAAATTAAAAATATTGAACCGTCTTGTGGTGATGATGTTGCAGGTCCAAATCAAGAATGTGATGGTGGACGTATTATCACAGCAGAAGAAAATAGCCTTTGGAAAGTGAAGGTTGATTTTGAATATGTTCGTAAGAATAATCCCCAAATTGGCGGGTATCTTGTATTGTACAATGACGGATACATTTCATTTTCACCATCAGAACCATTTGAAAGTGGATACACTGCAATTTAATAATTAAAATCAAAACCCGTTGACTATGTTGATGGGTTTTGTTATTTTGTGTTAAGGAGAATAAAATGATTATTAATAAACAACGTGACGATGTACAATCAAATGGATTTGATACTGGCAAACAGTTTGGCATTGAAATGAGTGCCAAGGCATATGATATCCTTTTTGATAAACTCTATTCTGATAGTGTAAGTGCTACTATCAGAGAGATTTGTTGTAATGCATATGATGCCCATGTAGATGATGGGAACACAGATACACCATTTGAAGTAGTTCTTCCCACTGCAATTGATCCTGTGTTCGTTGTAAAAGATTATGGCACTGGTATGAGTCCAGAACAGGTTGAAAATCTATATTCAACACTGTTCATGAGTACTAAGGACAAGTCTAATGACTTCATAGGAGCTATGGGAATAGGTTCTAAGACACCTTTCGCACTTTCTGATACCTTTAGAGTCCAAACACGTTACAATGGATTAGAACATGATTACATGGCGTTTAAAGACGACTCTGGAATTCCATTCATTCAGAAAATGAGTGAAAAGCCTAGTGACGAACATAATGGTATGACAATCAGTGTACCAGTCAACAGTAATGTGATTAAGGAATTTAAACGTAAGGTTGATAATATCCTCATGGCATTTGATACTAAAATTCTTTTGAATGGCGTTGAATATGATAATTACGTTTTAGATAAATGTGAAGAAGTGTTAGATAATGTGTATTCATGTGATTCTGATAATTTTTATGATTATAGTGGGGATACATTAGTTTTGTGTGGAAGTATACTGTACAAAATTGATAGATATGCTGATGATCCATTCAATACTCCATATGGTAAGACTACTATCATTAAAGTTGATATTGGTGATGTGGATGTTAGTTCTAGCCGTGAATCCCTAGATTATACAGACCGAACTAAACAGTGTCTTGAAAAGTTTAAGACCAAAGCAACTGTATATTTTGATAACATCATTCATCAGATCACAAAATACGGTGAATATGATATCAGAGACGTACATAATGTGTTCAAACCAAGTGGTGATATGGATGGATCATACACACCGATACACACTGATGTTGACATTGATGCTGTAAATGAATTACATACAACACTTTTTAATAAGTTGTTCATAGGAAGTGATAAATTAAATATCAAATCATCATATCTTTTTGAACATGTTGGACCGTACAAGTTATGTCGATATGGTATTTCTACCCAACAGGATAAAGCTGATTGTCTATCTAGTATGGTTATGGATAACAAATACAAATCACCACACCATAATATTACAATGAGTAAAGTTGTTCCGTTGATTGTAATGTATAAAAAGGTTAATCGTGAAATCATTCGATATCATATTGATCAGAATGAAATTGATTCGATTCGTGTTATGGTCATACATGATAAATCTAAATATGATGAAGTTGTTCGTATCTTCAAAAACATTGGTGTTAAATTCATCAATGAACTTGATTGTGGAACGGCTAAAATTAAATCTAAGATCGTACGCACGCACACCAACATTTTCAAAATTAATGTATGTCATAACACCATGCATGAATTGTCAACAGACGAAATCAATGAATTAGATCATGATAATACATGCTGGTACAGAATTAAAAGTGGTTGTAGAACTCCACAACAAGCAGTTGATTTTGAATACCGTTATATATGTAAAGTAGTTAAAGCCACTGGTGTAACTATGTTGGCGTTTCGTGGTGATTCCACACCAGACGAATTAAATTCTGTCATGACTGTAAATGAATTTGTTGCAAAGGATTTTGAAAAGAACGTTTCAAAATATATCAGATGCATGTTGTATTATAAAAAGTACCATAGTTTACCGCCATCATATGCAATGGAATTGACTGATTTACTCACAGCATGTTTCAAACGTGGTTATATTGATTTAGAAGGTACATGGATCGATAGATTATTATATCCTATTGACATTGATTTTGATGAAAACTGGGAGACTATCTCATATGTAGATTATGTATTTGATAATGAAATCGTCATGCATTTTTGTAAATTGTATGAAAAATATGCAAAACTGTTTGACGATTCATTAAAAGAACTTGCTGATATCCACTGTATTTTTGCTGAAACAGATGGTAGAATTAGTTCTGTGAGAAGTGATGAGACTAGGATTAAAGAACGTATTGAATCATATGTAAGATCATGTGATAAGAAACTTAAAAAGAGTTTTAGAAATAAAATTAAAAAATTGGAGAATATAACTTGGAAATTGAAGTAATTAAACACACTGGAATGGAAGAATTCTGTACTGCATGTGCAACAACTCTTAATAAAGATATGGTAGATGCAACTAAAATCTATGATAAGCTGTTGTTGGCTGAACATAGTCCTATCAGAACTCAGATGTTCACTATCAAGATGAAAAATATTCCTACATTTGTATCTACACACCTTGTACGTCATAATATCGGTGTAGAACACTTTGTGAAATCTAATAGAGAAGATAGAGTAGGATATACTGGTGATGCTGGTCGTATGCAACCCGTAAATCATACTATGTTTTTAAATGCACATGCTGTAATCAACATTGGTCGTAAACGATTGTGTAAACAGGCACATATTGAAACTATCAAGGTTCTGCGTTATATTAAAATACAGATGGAACCCGTAGACAAATATCTGGCTGATAGAATGGTTCCTGAATGCGTGTATCGCAATAATGCATGTCCAGAACACAATACATGTGGATTCATCAATGAACAGTGGAAAATTTATAATGGGCCTAAATATTGGAAATATGGAACTCTAGGAGATTATAAATAAAAGAAAAGGAGACAATATATGTCTATGACACTGGAAAAACCAGTGTGTAAATATGCTAAAGAAGTCATTGCAACCAATAGAGGTTGGGAAGCTGTTTTACACAATGGTAATACCGAACTGTTAAATTCTATTAAAGGACTTAAAGACCTGCTGGAGCGACAAGTAGATGAAGTTGATGAAACACCTGAAATTGATGATGTTCAGGAAACTGTCATTGAAGAATCAGAGACAGTTGTTGAAGAACCTGTAGAATCTGATGAAATCTTAGATGAATATGAAGAACTCGTAGAAATCTTAGAAGATGATGTAGAAACTGAGGTCGTAGAGGAATTGTACACTGCTGAAAGTCTCGAAGACATGAAAATGGGCGAATTAAGAGAAATCGGCAAAAAATATGGTGTAAAGGACAATTCCAAAACTGATTTGATCACCAAAATCCTTGATGAGCAATCTAAATAAGGACACACTTTACGAATATGCTGTTATACACTATAACAGTGTGTGTTCTACAAGAACTGAATTTGAGTCAGATTTAAAAAAGACGGCTCAAATTCAGAAATCATTGAACAGAATTGAGAATCCTGATTTCAACGTCAGGATTCTCATTAATTACATCATATCATTTTTCAATGTATTTGAACAACATGCCGCAATCCACATTTTATTCCTAAGAATCAGTGATGATAATCATTCAAAATTAAAATCTGTCTTGATAGGTATGTATAGATTTCCTAACAAATATGGGATTCAATACAATGATAAAATTGATATGAATATTGTATCAAGAATCAGAAAGGAATTACAATGAAAACATTTCATGATTTTCTAGTCGAACAGCAGATAGAAGAAGATGATCCACCTATTAATCAGACTGGCGACAGTATAGCAACAACACCGAAAACAATGGGTTGGACCCGTAAACGATTTGGATGTTATGACCAATATGATTTAGATGAAGAGAATTATGATAAAATGCGTAATGGTCGTTCAAAATATAGTAGATGGACTAATTATGTGACAGATGAAGGTCTGAGAGATGCTATGAAAAAATCTATGCGCAAAAATGGTCAGATGTTCATCAGTAATAATAAAACTGGTGCTATGGTTGCAATCCACGAACACACTATCATGGAAGCTGCACCAAAATCTAAAGATGCTGAAAAATGGATCAAGTCTAATAAAAAGACTTTCATCCAGCAGTATGGTAAAGTAGTTGGTCTATCCATTTTATTTGCAACTGCATGGAAACTTTTCGGCAAGAAAAATAAAAAAGAAGAAAATACCTGAATTTAAATTTGACAATCATGTATTGGTTGTGTAAAGATGTCCCTGTAAGAATTGTCTTACAGGGATTTTTAATTTTAGGAGAATGAAATGAAAACTTATTATTGTGAATGTAATGCGTACAAAGGTTATGATCAATATTCATCTGTATATGTAGTACAGGCGAACACGAGCAACGAAGCACTTGGTATTTGTCTTGAACAACCTATGACAGTAGAATATATTCACTCACTGTCTAGAACTGACAATGTATATTGGCAATCAAAGGATATCACAATTACTGAAATTGTGAATGATGGAAATGTGTGTAAAATCTTACACCAAACTGAAAACGAGTGTGTAAGATGAGACCAGATTATAAACTTGAAATTGCTATATAGTGTCATTAATGAAATGTTATTCGATATCAGCACAATTACGTTTAAACCGATTCTAACGCATTCTAAATAGGAATATGACTCATAGTATCTAAAACCCTTTAGAATGCGTTAGAACCACATTTCTGTGTGAATTTAGACTATGTGAGTGTACAAATAACTTATTAAGGAATACAATGGTAGAAAAATATAAAAAACTGGATGAAATTTCACATATATTATTACGTCCATCAAGATACATTGGATCAACTACACCGAAGACAGAAAATATTAAAACTGTTTTTGGATTACATGAACGTACATATACACCAGCATTTTTAAAACTGTTTGATGAAATCGTATCTAACTGTGTAGATTTCTCAAAAACTGATGAAGGACAGCACCTGAATAAAGTTGATATCAATGTCAGTATGGTTTTAAATTCTATTACTGTCACTGACAATGGTGGGATTCCAGTTGTGATGCATCCAGAATATAAACAATATGTACCTGAAATGATTTTTGGTGAATTGCGTGCTGGATCAAACTTTGATGATGATGACGATAGTGTTAGTACAGGACAGAATGGTGAGGGTGCTAGTCTAGTCAATGTATTTTCAAATAATTTCAGTGTCGAAACTGCTGATGGCAAGAATATGATTTCATTGAAATGGTCTGATAACATGAGAATTAAATCAGGTCATAAATATAAACCTAAGAAATCATCACTCAAATATACAACTATCACATACATTCCAGATTATGAACAGTTTGGAATGAAATCAATGACCAATGACACACTAAAATTGCTGGAAAACCGTGTACATGAATTTGCTGCAACCTCACCAGATATCAAATTTATTTTTAATGGTAAACATATCAAGCATGACTTTAAAAGTTTTGTGTCATTGTATGTAGATGATTTTGTGTACGAGTCTGGTGATTGGAATCTAGCATTTGCACCTTCATCAAATGGGTTTGAGCAAATCACATTTGTAAACAGTACTAGGGTGTATAATGGTGGTACACATATTGATTATATTATGAATCAGATTGTTGGTCCTGTACGTGCATTCATTAAGAAGAAAACTAAACAGGATATAAAACCATCTGAGATTAAAAATCATTTTATGTTGATTGGTGATCTCACTATCAATAATCCTAGGTACAATAGTCAGACTAAAGAACATTTAGAAACTGAACCCAAAAACTATGGAATCAAACCCTGTGTTTCAGAAAAGACTATTAAGAAGATTTTAAAATCTAAAATAGTTGACAATCTCATTGAATGGGCTGAACGCAAACAACGACAGGATGAACTCGCAGAAGCCAGAAAGCTTGCTAAGACCAATACATCTAATGTAATCCGTATTGATAAATATGAAACTGCTAATTGTCGGGACCGTAGTCTATGCTCTATATTCTTCACCGAGGGCGATAGTGCAGCTAAACCTATTATTGCTGAACGTGATCCAGAAAAACATGGTGTATATCCATTGAAGGGTAAACCTATATCTGTAGAGGGAACAGCTTTAAAAAAGGTTCTATCTAATAAAGAATTTCAGAATATTGTAAAGATACTTGGTTTGGAAGTGGGTAAACCTGTTGATGTCAAGAAACTACGATACGGTAGAATCTGTATTGCAACTGATGCTGATCCAGATGGTATGCATATCAGAGGTCTAATGTATAATATGTTTTATAGATTCTGGCCTGAACTGTTTGATATGAAAATTATTGTCGTATTTCAGACGCCTATTGTTAAAGTTAGTCATCGAAATAAATTGATTGATTTTTATACGGTAGAAGAGTACAATGATTATGTTAAGAAACATGGTGTCAAAGGAGATCATATTTATGTAAAAGGTTTAGGTGGACATAGTAATATCAAAAGATATCTTGATAACCCTGAATGTTTTGAACCAATTACATTTAAAGATGATGAAGATGTAGATAGCCTTAAACTTGCATTTGACCCTAAGATGGCGGATGAAAGGAAAAAGTGGTTATGTCAATAACAGGACATCTAATTGTTTTGATAGTTCTAGTTGTTTTAGTATATTTAATGCGTAGATGGCTACCTATCAAAACAATTAGATCACAGAAGCCTATATATTATTGTCCAGATTGTTTATCTAGGACTGATATTCATGTTTGCAATGAGCATGGATTCGTGGTAGTCATGTGTAGAACATGTGGTCATAATATATATGGTATCGGTGAATTTATTAAAGAACAGGACGTTATCAGAATGTCCGAATAGGAGTGTAAATGAAATATTGTAGTATCTGGAGCCTTAAAGACCTGATGAAGTATTGTGAAACTGGTGAAAAGACTGCTGGTAGACTCAAAAATGAATGGGTTCCAGCAAGACCAATGGGAATGTCTAGTTTTGGTCTTAAATGTCGTTGTGTTTATCTCGTATGGACTGGTCAGGCTGATGTAGTACTCTGGCCTAATAAACAGTAGGATAATTATTATGTTCAAAAATGCTAAAGTCGGTGATAAGGTGTGGTGTGTGTTGAATGGATGGGGTGTAATTGTTGCTATTGAAGAACATGCTGTATATCAGATTGAAGTTTCGTTTGATGATAACACCACACCATGTGAAGAATACACCCTTGAAGGTTTCATGTTAGATGCACATAATAGTCCATCTTTATTCTGGAATGAATTTGAAATTCCAGAATCTGCTTATGCAAAACCATGCCCTTTCAAAGTAAATGATGTGGTTACGGTTTTCGGTGATGTTGAAATTAAAAACGGAACGTTTCCATACCCTGCACGTGTTACAGATATTTGTGACGGAGTTAATGTTATAACGCCTAACAATCCTGTTTCATCTGTCTGGAAATATATTGTACCTTTTAATTCAAATCATATTGCCAGACAAATTTCACCAGAAATGTTTGCAAACGCATATGTAAATGAGGTAAAATAATGTTTAGTGATCTAATCAAAGAACTTGGACAACATACTGGTGCAGGTAGTAAGGCTCGTAAATTAGATGTTCTCAAAGCGTGGTCTGATATAGAGGGTATTAAAACCTTCCTCAGTGCTGTGTGTGATCCAAGTATTGTATATCATATCAGCAAATACAGTTTACCAGAAGAACATGGTGATAAAATTCTTGACAAACAGACAATTCAGGAATTTGTAGATACACTGTATGGTCGTAAAAAGACTGGAAACGATGCTATTGAATATGTAAATGATTTGTGCACTACACTAACACCAGATGAACAGAAACTCATCAACCTGATTTTCAACCGCAATCTTGGAGTTGGTGTAGGTGTTGCTCTCATCAATGAAGTTTTTGAAGACCTCATTCATATTGAATCATATTCCAGATGTCAGAATGCCAGTAAAAAGAATTTGGGAAAGGCCAATCTTGAAAAAGGATTCTATTCTCAAATTAAAATGGATGGTAAGTTTGGTAATCACAAAGTGTATGAAGACAGACCTACCATCATGACAAGTCGATATGGTATACCGTGGCCACGTATTACACAGTATATCATGGATCGTGTAGATGGATTTGCCGAAGGAAAAGTATACACAGGTGAACTCACTGTATGGGATAATCTTAATAATGAAATTCTTGTGCGTGAAGATGGAAACGGCAAACTCATGAAATTTGAATATGGTGATGATACAGGATTCGTTCCAGATGAAAATGGTCATACCAGATACACCATTAATTTCACCATATGGGATATGATTGATATTAAATGCTGGGAAGCTGGATTAGATAAAACACCGTATAAAGAACGTTATGAAAATATGGTTAAATTGCCTATTAACGAACGTGAAAGTATTATCAGTTTCCCAACCAATAATATTGTAAGGTCTATTGAAGATGCTGCTATTTATTTCACGCATGCAGTTGAAGATGGCGAAGAAGGTACAGTTTTAAAAGACCCTGATGGACCTTGGAAACATAACACAAGCACTGGTACACCATATCAAATCAAATTTAAAATTATTGCTGAATCAGAAGTTATGATTACAGGATTTGAAGAAGGTAAAGGTAAATATGAAGGAACAGTTGGCTCTATCATGTATGAATCTAGTGATGGACTTGTGTCTGGCACATGTAGTGGTATCACGGATAAAATGCGTAAGGCTATGAATGACAATCGTGAATACTTTAAAGGTCAGATATTCACTGCCAGATACAATAATATCTTGCAATCAGATGAAGGTACATATACATTGTATCTTCCACGGTTCGTAGAAATCCGTAATGATAAAGATATGGCTGATGATCTCAAACACATTTTTGAGGATTTTGAAAACGCTAAACAGTTTAAGGTGTAGTTATGAGTAATTATTCTAAAATGTGTTTTGTGTGTAGAGAACTAACGCCAGTACAAACTATTTGTAATGAACCAGTACTTTGTACATTATGTAGACGTGCAATTCTTAGAATGCGAGAACAACTTGAAAAGGAGACTGATATTGAAAGAAACTGATATCACAGACAAACAGGACAATCATTATCATAAGTGTAGAAATGGTAATGACATCATTAATTTCATGCATGACAATCCACATTTTGGATTCAGTCATCAACAGGTTTTTAAATATCTTTACAGATGGTTTTCAAAACATGATGATCTTTCAAAGGATTTGAGAAAGATTGGAAACTACCTGTATAGTGCTATGAAGAATGAGATGAAATCACGGGGAAAGGAACTTGACCGTGAAGAATTTAATTCTATGATTTGTGGGGTTCCATTAGTGTCAGAACTTAAACCAAATTCGGTTGACGTTATGGAACTTAGTGACACTCAATCTGGCGATGATGCATATAAGGATAGTATTGAATTATTACCAAGTCAGAAATATTTCAATTGTAAAATTACACCCGTTCCGTCTGATTATGAATTAGAAGATGATATGTGGTATGAATGGGGATCGTTTAATCTTCCAGAAGGTGATAAATATAAAAATCTTGATTACATTGTAGAAGTGTCACTATCATGCGGGAGTTTGAGTTATTACATTTTTAAAGATGCTAAAGGTAAAATTGGCGAAATGTTTAATACAATTCCAAATGCAACAAGCTATACCATTAAAGCAGTACGAAAACATGTTGGTATTGAATCTAATTCAGTTGACCTTATGGAACTTGATGACACACAATCAAAATTGGTGTATGATATTGAATTTTGCCCAGTATATCCCCCAACTATTCCATTACCGTCTGATTATCCGCTCAATTCTGGGTTTGCAGATGATATCTGGTACGCATTGGAAACATTTAAATGTATGTGTGACCATATACCACACGATTTCATTGTAGAAGTTACATTCGATGATGGGGTGTGGAATTATTATATTTTAAAAGGTATAGTAAGAAATAATATTCAAGAAATTATTAAAGAAGAATTCAATAATTTCTCGTTATATGACATTAAAGCAGTACGAAAACATAAAGGATAAAAATGAAAATAGGTTTTACAGGCGCACACGGAACAGGGAAAACCACTATCATTGAAATGCTGGCTGAAAAAACTGGATTTAATTTTAATCCATCTATTGCACGTCAGCTTTCTACCGAGGGTATTAAAATCAATCAGGATGGTGATGATGAAACACAGAAAGCCATTCTCGAAAAACAGTTGATGTATCTGAATGATGAAGAACATGTTATTCTGGATCGCACGCTACTTGATGGATATGCATACACAAAATATTCATATGACCGTGGTAATATCAGTCAGGAAGTAATGGATGATGTCATCAGTGCATTACAATCCAACATGAAAAAGTATGATTATATCTTTAGACTTCCAATTGAATTCCTTTTAGATGATGATGGAGTTCGTTCAACTGATTCTGATTTTCAGCGTGAGATTGATGAAAACATCGTAGAAGGTATCAAACTAGCTAATGTCAATGTAATGACCCTTACAGGCATTCCTGATACCCGTCTAAAGACTATCTGCAATGTACTTGGACAAAAGATTGGTGTTCGCTTTAAAATACATGTACCAGAAGAAAAAACTGGATTTGCTGGAATCATCAAAGACATTAAAAATAAAATTAAACCTAATGTTGATCATGGAACTAAATATGTGGTGTTGTCCAGATATGATGTAGTAACACCAACATGGATTTATAAATCAGCATATGATGTGGATTCATCTAGTGTAGATAACGTTAAGGAAATCAAATTAGGTGATTATGAACCGGAAACATGTAAAACCCTATTTGAAAATACCACAGATCATTATAAACATGTAGATTGTGAATTTAATCCTGAATTTGATGAAAGTGTGGTTTCATATGACTCTGAGGACAATTTTCAGACTCATATTGTAGTCCATCTGGACGGCAGAAAATGTATTGTCAGCATGCAATGTAATCATGTACCTACTGATGAATATGTATGTGGGGTTGTAAGCAAATACATGTATGAAACAGATGAATTTGAAACAAGCTGTGACCTGATTTACAACTCACTTGCTTTGCAGTTTAAACCTAATGATCTTACTGTAATTACAATGGGGAAATCTGATGAATATACATATCAGAATATCATTCGCACAATGGGAATGAAAAATATTCCTTATGAACTAGTTTATTCTGATATGCCTATGCACGTAGATAATATTGACTAATTGAATGGAGTGTGATAAATTCACACTCCATTTTTAATAAAGGAGTTTTATGAACGATATATACCCTACATCTGTGAAAAGAATGGGTAGTAATATTTTATTGCGTTGTGTAGATGGTAATGGTAACAAAACCAAGCGCAAATTTAAATATAAACCTAAGTTCTATACAAAATGTGATAAACGAGAGTCTAATACAAATATCACTACAATGGAAAAGGATGCATTGTATGAACGTATGTTTGATTCCATGTATGATGCTAATAAATGGTTTCAGGAATTTAGCACTATTCCTAATTACCCTATATATGGTATTAAAGATTTTGCAACACAGTTCATGAATGATGTTTTTAAATATGATTTATCACACATATACAACCCTAAACACATTCGTGGTGCCAATATTGATATTGAAATTTTTGCTGGTGGATATGATGCAGATGGGTATCCTGTAAAGTATCCATATTCCTCTGTTGAAGATGCCAGTAATCCTATCAATATGATTTGTCTGCGAGATAGTAAGACGGGAATAGTATATTTATGGGGATTGAAACCAGAATCAAGTCCAGTCAACCAAGTAAATGATTTTGTATATGATCCAGATGAATTTGAGATTGATACAAAGTATGTAACTGATTTAGACTATCGCGAGTTTGTAGATGAATCTGAACTACTTAGAAACTTCATTTTAGAATTTGCATCAAAAGAATATGAATATTGGACTGGATGGAATATCATACTGTTTGATAATCCATATCTTGTTAACAGGATTCGTAATATTCTAGGAGATTCATATGTATATAAACTAAGTCCTTGGTTGAAAGTTCATCAGCGTACAGTTAAAACCTCATGGGGAGATGAACGTACTACATATGACTGGATTGGATGTGAAACCCTTGATGCAATGGAGTTGTATAAAAAACATACATTCGGTGAGCGTGAGAACTATAAACTCAATACCATTGCACATGTGGAAGTTGATGAAGAAAAAATTGATTACGAAGAACATAATAATCTAGATTTGTTATATCTACAGGATTATAATAAGATGTGTCACTACAACATCAAAGACGTAATTCTGGTTGAAAAGATTGTTGATAAACGTAAATTGATTGATCTAACTTTCTTCATTGCATATCATCAACGTGTTAATTTTCAGGATACACTTGCCACTATCAAACCGTGGGAAGCGTATATTGATAACTATCATTATCATACCAATAATGCTGTAGATGAAATCAGACCTAAGAATCCTAATATCGATTTTAAATATGAAGGTGGGTTCGTAAAGCTTCCACAGGTTGGTAAACATAACAATGTAATTTCATTTGATTTGGATTCCCAGTATCCACATACAATGCAACAGGGTAATATGAGCCTGTTCACACTTGTACAGGATTATAAACTTAGAACTCAGATTAGAAATGAAATATTAGATGAAATCAGAGATGCTATTGATGTATCTGATCCAGCTGATGTAGATAATTTAAAATCTCTGTTCTCCGCATTACAATCTGGTAAAGTCATTGATGATGAACTTGTACCATGTGTGAATAAAATTAAATTTAAGACGTTGAAGAAATATAATGTGTCTCTGGCTCTTAATTTTGAATTTTTTAAACTAGATGAAATGTCTGATCTCTCTATATTTACACGTGAACTATATGCACAACGTAAAGCAATTAAGACGGAGATGAAGGCCCTAAAACAGCAGTTAGTTGATTTGGAGTCACTTGAGACTCCTGCTATAAGTAAAATCACTGAATTGAAGAATCTTATTGCAAGTCATGATACAAAGCAAATGGGTATCAAAATCATGATTAACAGCCTTTATGGTGCTATAGGTAACAAATGGTTCAGGTATTCAAAGAAAGTGATTGCAGAGGCTATTACAGGCAGTTCTAGAGCCATCAACAAGTATACATACTATACTGTGAACAAATTCTTGAATGAATATTGTGACACACGTAATGTAGATTATACTATTGCTGGTGACACAGATTCAGACTATTATTGTATTGAAGCAGTTGTGCTAAAACATGGATGGGATAAATTATCTAGCATTGAAATCACTAAAAACATTGACAATTGGTGTGAAACTGTATTAAACCCAGTTATTCAACAGGCCGCATTAGATTACAACGAATTCATGAATGGGTATGAAAACCGTATGTTCTGGAGTCGTGAAGTCATTGCTGAAACAGCTGTGTGGACTGCCAAGAAACGTTATGCTATGATAGTCAATAATAACGAGGGTATTCAGTATGATACTCCTAAGATGAAAGTGATGGGATTAGAAGCTATTCAATCCACATATTCAGAATGGAGTAGAGAACAGCTCAAAAAGTGTTATAAATCTATTTTAGAGAATGATGATAGCACTGAATTAACTGCATTGTACAAACAGATTAAGAAAGAATTCAAAGAATTGCCTTTGAATGATATTGCTATAGTATCTAACGTTAACAACGTTGAAAAATATCATAGTCCGACCACTGTATTTAAAAAGGGTTGCCCTAGACACGTAAAAGGTGCACTCACATTCAACTATATGGTTGACAAGCTTGGTTTGGATTATGAAAAGATTGGATCGGGCGAAAAGATTAAGATGCTGAATCTTAGAAAAAGTAACCCTACACCTACTGATGTAATTGCGTATACAGATTTCATGCCAAGGGAATTTGATTTAGATAATTTCATTGATTATGATTCTATGTTTGAAAAGTCGTTTAAGAATGCATTAGACAACTTTGTATCGGCTACTGATTATGCATATGTGCGTAAAAACACATTATTTTAAAAACCATTTGACATCATATTCTAATTAGGATAAATTGTATTTTATGAAAACAATCAATATTGATGTTGACTTGTGTGTTGTCAATCCACTTTGGAACTATGCCAAGTGGATTGACAACTTCATACCAGAAGAACATAAGTTTGACGTTATGGAGTGTATTGAACAACTGGGTTACAGGCATTTTGATGGAATGGAATCTATTGTAAGAGAATGGAGACCTGAGTTCAGATGTCTTGATTACTGGGAACGTGGAGATATCTATGATGATATTCTTCCAATTCCATACAGTGATCTTTATATTAACCAATTACATAGTGATGGATATAAAATTAATTTTGTATCACATTGCTGTGGTAAACCTCATGTAGAATCAAAACTAAGATTTTTATCTCAGTTTTTCAAGTATGATGGGTTCTATGATACTGGTGATAAATATACTGTACCATGTGATATCATGATTGATGATAGACCTGAGTATTTGTATCCTATGTGTAAACACCAACCTCATGCACATCTATTTTTGTATGAGACACCAACTAATTGTAATGACTATAAAGAAGGTCTTGATATAGTGTCAGACTGGAAAACAATCTATAGTCGTATTAAAACTAACTACTAGGAGAATTTAATGCTTAAAAACATTGCTGGAGATAAGGCTAAAAGTAGTCTTACTAAAATTGATGAAGATATGGTTCAGCCTAATGCTGTAGACCTTCGACTTGACCGTGTATTTAAAGTTCATATGCACACACCGTTCATTTTGGATGAAGATAAGAAAGTTCATCGTGATGTAGACGAAATCTCCCCAGATGCTAATGGTTATTACCATTTTAAAGAAGGTTCCTATTATCAGATTCGTATGGAAGGTGAAGTTGATGTAGCTGTTGGAGAAGCTGGCTGGGTTGTACCACGTTCAACACTTCAAAGAAATGGTTTGCATGTTAAGACGTGTTTATATGATTCTGGTTATAATGGTCCTATGACACAAGGTTTGAAGTGTGATGGCAAAGCCATGATTAAACGTGGAACCCGCGTAGCCCAGTACATTTGTGCTGATGCCGAAGCACTCAAAGAATATGATGGTGATTATGGTAACGATAAAGACGGTGAAAAGAAATCTATGGAAAAAGAAATTTACGGAGATTAGCCTATGAGTTCATTTGCTAAGAAACTGATGAAAACAACTGGTTCAGAATTGATTAGTAAATCTGATCATTTTGATCCAGCCAAAAAATATGAATGTCCATTGGATACCCCAGCAATTGCTGTAGCCATGTCTGGTGAAATTGATGGTGGTCTTATGAGAGGTATTCATATGATTTTGGGTCCAAGTAAACATTTTAAATCTAACATTGCTTTGAAACAGTGTTCAAACTTTCTTGACGCACACGAAGATTCGTATCTATACTATCTGAATGCAGAGGATGGTATTCCAATTGAAAGTTTTGAATATTTTGGTATCGATGCGAACAGGGTGATTCATAAGTTTGCTACTAACGTAGAGGAAATGAAACAAACACTTTCCAAAGTTCTTGAAGCCATGCAGGGGGAAGAAACTAGAATCATTATTTTAGTAGACTCTATTTCACAGATTGCAAGCTCAAAGGAAGTTAATGATGCACTGAATGAAAAGGAAGTTGCTGATATGACTCGTGCAAAATCTTTGAATTCAATGTTTAGAATTATTACACCTAAACTTAATATGCTTAGAATTCCATGTCTCATTATTAACAGTACATATGAAGACATTTCTAATAAATATGCTGATCCAATTGTGAAAGGTGGTAAACAGGCTACACTTAGTTGCAATTCACAATTGTTGATGGGTCGTAGGGTTGTAAAAGATAATGATAAAAATCTTGTAGGTTATAATTTCATTATGAATCTTTTAAAATCCCGTGCAGTCAAAGAAAAGTCTGCAATTCCACTTACTGTTAAATTTGATGGTGGTATTGAAAAGATGTCTGGTGTGTTTGAATGGGCCGTAGCTGGTGGATTCATTGAAGCAGAAGGTAAACGTTATAAATACGCTGATATCCTTGGTATTGATGATAATAAATTGCAATGGCGTAAACATATCGAATTTGATGAAGAATACTTGACACCTATTCTGGAAAATGATAACTTTAAAGAATATGTAAAAGACATGTTTCAATTGAATCGTGGCAAGGCAAATTCAACATTTGTCGTTGATGAAACAACTGGTGAAATGATCGTTAAAACTGCTGAAAAGGAATAATTATGACTGATACTGAAATCTTCCCAAGTGATATTAAAATTCGTTCTACACATTATGCATACAAGACTTGTAGTGCTGGTGATATGTTTAAAACCGTCTGTGTCGAGTATGAAGACACTTTAGGTGAATTCTATGGTAAGACTCGGAATGAATCTTACGAGGCTTGTAAGAAGGCTGTAGAGTCTGAAATGTGTTGGATGTTTTATAAGGAGTTGGGACGTGTTCGGACACCGAAAAATAACAATAGTTCCATCAGACCCTAAACAGAGTAATGTCATATTGGACCATCCATTTGAAGGTGTGTGTGTCCAGATTGATAAAATCATTCTAAAGGTGAATGAAAACACTAAGGAGTTTAAAACCAAAATATCATATACGACTGATATTGAAATTACAGATGAACTCAATGAATGTGTTGGGAATGTTGTAACAGAACTTCTAAAGCGTGATGACACACAATTTAAAATGTCATAATCAAAGTGGAGAAAGAAATGATCTTTCTCCACTTTTCTATTGCAATATTAAAAATTATAATATATACTCTCATTGAAAGGAGTATTCATGATTGAAACCACGATTTTAGCAAATCTTATTAATAATAACCGTTACCAGACCCAAGTAATTACAATACTTGATTCAGAATATTTTGAAGATTATGGTACCAAAGAGATTTTCAAAATTATCAGCAATTACATTGACACGTACAATAACAATCCAAGTCTAGATGCTATTGTACTCGAAGTTACAAAATTAAAAGTAAATGATAGCATTTATGAATCTATCATTGATTGCCTACAGGAAATTAAAGATTATAGTGATGAACCAGATAATAATTGGTTGCTGGATCAGACACAGCAATGGGTAACTGATAGAGCAACACACCTTGCACTATACAAATGTATTGATATCCTAGAGAATAAAAAGGATGAAATGAATAATATTCCTGAGATTCTCAGGAATGCAGTTTCTATTCAGATTGATAATGATCTAGGTATAGACTATTATGACGATGCCGAAGAACATTATAAAACTTTCTATCAGGAAATGAATAGAACACCGTTTGACATTGAGTTGTTCAATAAATGTACCAAAGGTGGCGTACCCCGAAAAACCCTTAATATTATTCAGGCGGGTGTTAACGTAGGTAAGACCACGGCATTAATCCATCTGGCTATAATGTATTTGAAACAGGGTTTAAATGTTTATTATTATACGTTTGAAGTATCAGATAGTGTTATTAAACATCGTGCAGATGTAAATAACTTTGAAACTACATTTGATAAACTCGAACGCAAGACTCTAAATGAATATATGATGAAGATTAATGAAATGCGGTCAAAAACTGATGGCAAGTTCATTATCAAAGAATTTCCTAGTGGCGGTGCATCTGCTACTCATGTAGAGAATCATATTAAAGAAGTTAAGTTATTACACAAATGTTTACCAGATGTATTGTTGTTTGACTATATTGGTGAAATGGCTAGTGCAAGTTTACCCGCAAGTGCTATGTTAAATTCCAATAACTATTATGGTTCGATTGCTAGAGAGGTTAGATCACTAGCTGTGAGATATAATGCTATTACGTGGTCAGGTGGTCAGGTTAACAGAAAATCACAGGACGCGACCGACAATATTTCATTATCAGATACAAGTGACGCAATCAACCTTGTAAAGATTGCTGATTTAGTCATAGCATTGCTTCAACCTGACGATATGGCGGCAATGAATGAAGCAATAGCTATTGTCAATAAAAACCGTTATAATAATAAATCTAAGATGAAGAAATTTGTTGTGGGTTTAGATAATGACAGACAAAGATTTTTTGATGTTGACAAAAGGTCACAGGAAGGTGTAATGTCTGAATCTGATAAAGCGTATGATGAAAGAATAAAAGGCACTTCACCTTTGGACAACAATCTTAAAAAAGGATGGACGTAATGGATTTGTTTGGTTTGAATGTTCATGTGATTGAAGATCAATATCTGGATTGTATTCATATTCAGTTTAGATTCCCAAAGTCTAAACGTAAACGTATTGTGAGAAAATGGGTCAAGAATCCTAAGAATTGGAAAACTGGTTGCATTAAAATGGGCAATTCAATTCTGATATCCAGATCAGATTATGATAAACTCAAAGATGTGTGCTATGATGTTATTCATCACAACAATTCAAAACTATATGATTTGGTCAATAATTGGAACTTTAAATCATTTCCTGACACAACTAAAGCATATGAAGCAAATATCAAATATGTCTTGGAAGATATAGAACTATGTGAACGACATTTGAATGCTTGTGTGAATAGACCACCTGTAGTTAATAACCACAATCACATTGACAGATATAAAACTGAAACTGGTTTGGGATCAATAAATGGTATACAGTATCTGAGTGTTACAGGTGTATAAATATTAGAAAAGGAGTTTTATGAAACATCCCCGCAACAAAAGAGAACGTGCAAAAATTGGTTACCACAAATCTATGAAAATTCATCGTGGATATCTTGATGAAATTGATGAAAAATGGCGACCTCGTGCATTTGGATTGGCTAAAAATACCAGAACACTATGTTCAAACCCGTTCTGTTGTGGAAATTCTAGAAGAATCAGAGGTTCAAATGTATTTACAGTACAGGAAAAACGTAATAAATTAAAAATGGATTATAGAGATGATTAAAATTGATGGTATTGGTATGATTGATATGGGTAAAGTTTCATATGTGTCTGAATTGGAATTCTTTGATGAATGTGAAACATATTTTGAAATGTCACCGTGGGATGATATGAGAGTGGATAAGTATTTGACTATCACGAAAGATACTTTTATCAAATATTATTCTGGTGGCAATGAAGCTCGTTACATTTCACAAGAGTTTCATGAAGATGTAAAAAAGGTGTTGACAACTTATTATCGTTCTGCTAAATTCACTTATATTGTTGATGGAAATCAACTTGTAGTGACTGGTGAATTTTTGGATGTATACACAGTTCGCAATAAGTTGAAAGCTGAAATCGAATGTTTTAACGGATTGACTTAACTGGAATGGAGAATTAGAAATGAGTTTTATTATTGCTTTTATTTTTGGTGTGTTGTTGTTTTTTGTGCTGAAATATTTCTTGAAAGGCTTTTTGTTTGTTGTAAAATGGCTGTTCATTGTAAGTTTCATTTTTGCAATGTTTGTCGCTGTAGTTCATACTATTGATCCAACGTTCATGGCTAAGAATACTAATTCAACCGAAATTGTACAGACTTTAGAATGATGAAAATTTAACAAAATGAAGAATAAAATGACAGTTTACACAACACTTAATGAAATACGTGAACATAAACCTTGTGAGGATGGTTGGAAAGCACTTCTCAAAGGCTTGAATAAATCTAAAGCTGATAATGATCCATTAGCACTAACTACTATCTTAGATATTAATGGTTTGAATGATGCTGTTTGGACTTTAAGAACAGTTGAAGATGAGAAACTTGTAAGACTATTTGCAGTTGCATGTTGTCAGGACATTTTACATCTCATTGAGGATGAAAGAAGTTTAAATGCTGTGAAAATTGCACACCTATATTGTCATGGTGAAGCAACTAAAGATGAATTGGAATTTGCATATAATGCTGTTATTGAAATTAATACCGCGCCAGCTTATACGGCTAACATCAATGTTCATGCCGTTGATTATGCCGTTGCTTATGCTGCGGCTACTTATGCTGTGGCTTATAAGGTTGATTATGAGGGTGCTAGAAACCGCCAAGAACGATTGTTCAGAATTATGTTTGGATAATGAATGAAATTAATATTGGAATCCCCTGTTGTTCACACCGTATCAACAGGGGATTCCATTATACAAATCTAGATAGAGCCGCAATAGGACTCAAATCCAGACCATTAACAGACCTTTTGTAAGTAAATGATACATTCATAGTATGAAATGTGTTCTGAGAACTGTTATCATATACCAGTGGTCCACGCGACACAGGATATGCATCATGTAAAATTGTTCTGTATACTGGCAACTGACTTATTAATCCCTCTGCATTAGATAACTGTTCAATATCAATATCAGTTGTATATTCATCCATATATCCCATCTCACCTGTATATGGATCAACAATTGTATCCAGCCAGTTATCAATGATACGCTGTTCTAACAGGGGTTCAGTCAATATAAATGTCAGTTCAACTGGCTCTTTTGTAATCCCTGATGGAAATTGTAATAGTGATCCAGTATTTTTACTATCAACCAGATTAATAGTTCTGCCGTTAGTCTGTGCAGTAGTACACATTAGACTCAATGCATATGTTTGTGCACCTGTCTGGATGAGTGATGAAATATCATTTAGTGTTTCATCATCAAACAGGTCATCAACAATATTTACAGGCACTGGTATGATAACCCTAAACCTGTTCTGTCTTGATATCCCTAATGCACTTATATGCCCTTTAAATAATTCTATCATAAATTGTCTCTATTTTAGCTTCTAAGAGCTTTTAATTTTAAAATGGTACTATGAATCCAGAAATGAATTAGAATGCGTTAGAACCACCGTGAGGTTCCAAAATCACCATCATTAGCGTTAGCATTCAACACACCACCAACAACCTGAACATTTTCATTCCTAGAATTGACAGATGGTGCATTGATAACCTGTGCAGCTGTAGCAGCTACATTTGATTCTCTTTCACGCTGTTTAATATTCTGTTCTACACGATCTATATTTTCAGGCATTGTAGATGATGGAGAAATCTGCTTTTCAAACAATCCATATTCAGCGACATCTTTCAGCGAATCGGGTGTTACTATATCTGGTAAAATATCTACAGCTAGTTGTGCAGCACTCTGAATCATATCATTGATAGCATCAGTCATGAAATCAAACATACCTGATACAGCTGATTCGACTCTTTCAATTGGTTCCGCAATTGCATCCTGTATAAATTCAAAACCAGCTACTATACTGTCTAGCACTTTATCAAATGTTTCAACAAAGGTGTCTTTAATTTTATTAAATCCCTGTTCTGGGTCAGTGAATATCATTAGTACACCTTGACCAATACCTGTGAAGAAATCTACTATGCCTGTTATCATATCTCTAAGAAAATATGCTACGGTCTGTGTGATTTCATCACCCTTCAAATCCAATTCAACGCCAAAGAAACTAAACACACCTTCAAATAAATCCAAAAAACCACCTAGAAGACCAGCTAGACCGCCACTGATACGTTCAATGAATGTGACACTATCCTTTCCAAAGATTTCACCAGCATTGAAAAATCCCTCAATAATTTGATAAGCTGCATAGAATCCAGCAAAAGCCAATCCCAATCCACCTATGAGTCCAGCACCACCAGCAAGAAATCCTGTAATAGATGCGGCGAATGATGAAAAGAATCCACCTAGACTACCTAGCAATCCAGTATCTTTTTCATCCCCAACCTTTTCAGCATCATCTTTAGGAACTATATTACCTTCTCTAATGTCTTCTCTTCTGGCAATAGCTGCATTCCTATCTTCTTCCAATTCATTCTGTTTAGCTATATCTACACTGTCATCAAGTCGTTCTAAAATCTTTTCATTTACAGCAACTATATCATTTAAAGGGTCTTGAACTTTTTCTAAATTAGATGTGATAGGTTCAATATCAACTATTTCAGGTTCTAATACATTAGATGGTTCAGATGCGGGAGCAATAGCTTTTGATTCTTTAATGCGTTCCAATTCAGCTTTAAGGTTTTTGCCCTGCTGTTTGTGTTCAAGTCTTCGCATTTTGCGAGATTCTGACAAACTTGCTAAAGAGTTTGTTGCAAGACTCGCAGAGAGACCCACAATGGGGTTTGCTGTGGTTAATGCAGCTAAAAAGGTATCACGTGTAGGTAAACTGCTTTGGATGCGTGACAAGGCCGTTTCTGACGCTCTGGACGCAAGACTAACACTATTAGCAGTCTGTGATAGATTTGCTGAAACGAGTTGTAAATATTCTTTTGATTGTACATCAGTTCTTTCCAGCAATTTGGATTCTAAACCCTTCAACTGATTCTGTGTCTGTCTAACACTACGCTTGTCATTCTGTTCAAAGGACATAGCCAGTTTATTCAAAGCGGATTCTACTTGAATATGGATTTCATCCATTCCTGATTCTACAGTCTGTTGTTGTCTCAGCTGATCGCTAGTTGCGTCTAATCCTGATTTTTTATTATCTGCCATTGTTTATTCCCGTTTCCCTATTGAAACTATTTTTAACAACCTCTACATTCATGCTATATTCAACTTTAGTCCATGTATGTTTAATAGCACTGACTAGGAACCTACCGCTATATAGTGGGTCTATTTTTAGTACATCAGTCTGTTCTTCTAGTGATGGAATATCAAAATTAACTACTGATCCCAGTACAAGATTTTCATCACCAGCTAAAAGCCATGTCATAGCATAGTTTCGGTGCATTACAGCCTCACTGTTCTTATGAAAATCATCAAATCTACCTGTAGACATATCATCTATCTGAAACTTGGTTCTTGTCCTACGTTTATTATATACATCTGGCACAGGTGAATTATCTAATACAACGCTATTATCCCGTACAATGTTATCCTCTACATACGTTTTTGAAAATAGATCGAATGTCTGCATGACCCCACCATTGACAAATCTCTCATTATATTTATTCACGTTATTGGATTGCTGAACATCATATTCTTTAATATTCCTATAACGTTCTTCAACTGGACGAGTGTTTGATGGTGAAAATATGTAGGTTGTAACTGCTTCCTGTTCATACAATGCCGATACACTTCTAATATTATATCCTGTAACAGTAGATTCGTAGAAAACAAATGGATTATTATCACTGTCGATCGATTTCTGTGTTAATCTACGTATCGCATCAAATGGTGTGGTATATGGAATTATATATTGGTGTATCCCAGTAGATTTATCGGATACAACAGGTTTATCACTGATTTCATTTAATATAGAAACTACAGAATCACTATAATGACCATTGATAGCACGTGAAATACTTTGATTTAAATCATCATACTTTTCTGATGTGCATAATTTTAATTTATACAGCTGGGTTTTATTTTTATCTACGTTTCTGTTAGTGCAGCTATACACTATGAATCTATGGGTTCTGGTTTCAAATTTACCTGTGGTTCTAAATTGGAAAACTACTGTTTCACCACCGATGATGGGGGCATTAGCAAGTAAATTTAGGGTGTCACCTAAAATGAGTGTACCTGTAACAGAATCACTGTACATAGATTCATATACATCAAATTCTATCATCAGGTTTCGCACATCAATTTGTTCCTGCATGTGCGTGAGTATGTAACAGGAAAATAATTCATATTTTCCTTCTTCTATTAATGTAGCCATATAATATATCTCTTTTAGTAGTATTTATCAGAAACAAGAAACCCCTAGTAGAATGAAGGTTTCTACTAGGGGTAAAATTTTAATTTATATAGTTTATTACTTGTATGTGTAAAGTGTTCTTACATGATGACACTGTATGTTATATCCACCTGCATAAATACCTCGGAATGAAAACACCTTATTATCATTAATTTTCCAAGCACCATCACAAAAGCCGTTTGCAGAATAAGCATTAAAACCAAGCATTTCAATCTTTTCTATGTCAACACCATTAAGTTTCTTTTTTACGGCAACATCAATTTTGTTAAGCTTATGTGTAGCTTCTTTATGAATCATATCTTTAAGATCAGTTTCACTTCTGTGAAAGAATCGTTCATAGGTTTTCTTATATCCATTCCGTTCTTTAAGAATATGAATAATATAGGATTTGCTCTCATTTGCGGTGTAGTTCCCCATCAAATTGAAGGAACCTTTCTGATCTTCATAATCATTATATACAGTCTTTGTACAATATTCTTGCAAATCCTTAATAAAGTTATACATATCATCTTCCCACACATCCATAGCTGGTCTTATTTGGTCCTTAATGACATTGATTATGGTTTCTGTAGTTGTCATTTTTCTTTCTCCATTTTGTTAAGTTTTTAAGGATTTGCCTTCCATGAGTCTAGTTATATGCAGACCTAATTCACTTGTCAACAAGTTTTTTAAATTAATTTCGATTTATTGCACTATAAAATAATGCTTCTAATTGTCCAGCAATTACATCTATATACAGTGGATCAACTAGTCTAATATTACGTTTCTCTTCATTTTCACCAGTATAAAATTCATCTAACGTCACTATAGTCAATTCATTTTCAGCCACAATCCGAGCATCATCATAATTAGGATACAAGGCTCTGAAATGATTTATATCAACTATATTATCATACTTATCCTCATAGTGATGAACATCCACTGGCGAACTATTCGGAAACTCTTCCAATCTAATATCATCTAATATTGAATTTGGATAAGGCCAATCTACAACTGGATTCTCAATTCTATTCACATGATATATAATCCACCAGTATTCTGTTGATCCATATACACGTTGACTAATCTGTTCAGCACGTTCACCATCGGCAATAATATAATTAATCAGATTAGTTTCATCTTCTACTATACTATTTGTAACGCCTACGGCTCGTGTAAAGTTATTGTATAATATGGTTTCACCGTTTGAGAGTGTAAACCATCTGTGTGGAAAAAGTTGAAAATACATTGGAACCTCCTAGAAACTGTTATCTGGATCAAGAAATTTAGATTTAGTGAGAACTTCAAGCTCTGTGAATTTAAGTTCAAGTTCAATCTGTGTTGGTGCACCATTCTTTAACGTGCTATATTCGCCATTAGGCGTATAATTAACGTTAATATCTGATAGCGCACATGTAGACATTCTGTGAAGGTAAACATTGTTCTGGTCTTTGTTCATGAATGTAATATCAAAGGTAGATGGTGCTTTAAAATAAGATGACCTGATATCCCCATCTACAATTTCTGGTGCAGCATGAAATTTAAATCTACGTACAATCTCTTTAATGGTTTCGGCTTCATTTTCAGACCGTGCATTCATTCTAAAATTCAGAGGTAATGTCCTGTTTGAAATCCCGTTGAAAAGTGTTTCTGTAAATGGATTCTTTGTCTCAGCACTATACAATCTATATGATTCCTCTGCATTTACACCAACTAGGCTGGCTAGATTCAATGCAGTTTCTTTTACAAGTCTACCTGTAACACGTTTAACATCCTCTAGGTTGACTGAATCAAAATTAAGACCATCGGCTAATACTGATCCAAGTACACCTAATTCAGTTGCAGACCAGTCAACATTATATGCTGTACTTAGGTTAGGTGGCATGAACATGACTATACTTTCATCACTACGAACATGATTTCGTGTCAATGTTCTAAGACTAGAACTCCCTGATTGCTGTACAACTGGTTCATCACCGAATGGATTGTTAACAGTGTTTTCTACTACACGGGTTGCACGGGAACTAAATCTAGAACCAACAACAGTGTTGATGTTAAAAAGGATGTAATGACCATTACCCTCTGTGAGTGTTAGAACGTCACGGGGGAATACCAACTGTTTTAAAGTCGTTGGATCATATGTTCCTGTAGTGGTTGAATCTGGTTTTCTGCCGTTGATACGGTTAATTATATTTCTTGTTCTTGTTGCAAATCTCATAAAAATATCTCTTTTAAAAGTATTTATCAGAAACAAGAAACCCCTAGTAGAATGAAGGTTTCTACTAGGGGTAAAATTTTGGTTTGTTTAATTGGTTGTCTTATTCGCCAGCTGTAATAATTTTCTGTGCAGAAAATGCTTCTCCGGTTATACATCTAGAAATAAAACCCACCATATCGTTGTAAGGTACATATTCAAAGAAGACATCATCTTCATTATATACACAATCGTCATTAGAATCCCAATATAGTCTATACGGTGCTAATTGATTTTGGATTTCATGAACAGTCATTTTGTATCTCCATTTTGTTAAGTTATTAAGGATTTGCCTTCCATGAGTCTAGTTATATACAGACCATATTCACTTGTCAACAAGTTTTTAAAAGTATTTATCAGAAACAAGAAACCCCTAGTAGAATTAATGTTTCTACTAGGGGTAAAATTTATGTATGGTGTGGTGACAAACTATTTAAAATTACTTCTCACACGTTCACCGAGTGGGGTTAGGATTATTAACGGATGAACCTCTCCGCAACAATTAACTTTAGTTGTAGTAATCAGACCTTCATGAAATAGAGTGTCTGTGTCATCAGATTCATATAACACATTTCCGTTGTAAATCTTATTGAGGATGATACGCATTTCATGAACATTCATTTTCTTTCTCCATTTTGTTAAGTTATTAAGGAATTCTCCCTTCCATGAGTCTAGTTATATGCAGACCTCATTCACTTGTCAACAAGTTTTTTAAATTTTTTATTATTGAGCAAATGCACATGTATCCGATGTAGGATGTCCTGCAATATAAGAACCTTTAGATTCTTCAAGATCATCATAATTAACATCACCGATATCTATTGCATTGACAAGGTATTTAAACATGTTGGTATATACATCTTCACCCATTCTATTTTCAACACTAATTTTCTTCACTACTGGTGACGATGGACCATTAAGACAAAGAATATATTCATTTTTATAAGCAGATGTATATTCATATTCATTGCTACAATCTTCACTTGCTTGAATGCTGATACCAATATCATAATCAAATCCAGTTACTACACATGGACATTTAAATTCTGGATATCCATCATATTCAGGTGCAGTGCATGTAATATGCTTGCCAACATAATTATCTGGATCAAGATTTCTTAATTATGTCTTCACACGTTCAATTTCATTCATTTTGTTCTCCATTTTAAAACAAGTTATAAATAAATTGCAGAACAAAAGGAACTGCAATACCAATCATAAACCCAGTTACGAATCCATTGGAACCAAAATCTTTCTTAACAATAGATTTCATATCATCTGAAAGTTCGTGCCCATTGATGAAAATCTTATGGCCACTGGTTTCAACAACAATTCTCTTACCATTTACATATGTAGATTGATAACTACTACCCATTCATCACTCCTTTTAATTAACCCAAAACCCCTGATTAAATCATATTACGTATTCATGATACGGGGTTTCGGGTGTTTATTCATCGTCTGTAAAAACGTTCTCTTCTATATCCAGTGTTGTTTCCACGTCTTCGAATCATTCCAGTACCCTTTGGGATTTTAACAAATTCAGTAACAGTGTTTTGTCTACGAATCATTTTATTCATTGATCTAATATCCCATGAATTATTGATATCGTCAAACCCTTGCAACATCCGTTCACGTTCTAAATTGGCAGATAATTCGATTTTGGCACCAGATGATTCTATTAAAACCATTTTCTTACCATATCCGTATGATTCCAACAAATCATTTAGAGTCTTTTCAATATGTTCAATGTTAATCATCTAATTTATGAAATTTTGTATATTCTTCAAAGAAGCTTTTTGTGCAATCAGGACAGATGTTTATATTATCCCTATCATGGTTTTTAGACTCCGCAATAACAACAGCCCAACCATTGACATATGTGATACTCTGATATAAATAGTCATCAGGTTCTTTGTCTTCCAATTCTTCAATTTTACCACAACGATCACATTGGACCGTCACAAACAATACATCAACTTCACTCACAACTTCAACTTTTCTCTTTTCCTTTTTCAAATACATACTAATTCCTATTCTATATCTAATGTTTTAATCAACACTGGAAGCCACGCGATATCGAAAGTAAGATTTATATCCTCAAAAATCATAGAAATAGTCTTTCCATCAATTTTACAACAATAATCATTGTTACGGAACAATTTTTTATTTCTTATAATAATTCTAGATTTCTTAATATCAATAGCGTTTTCCAACATACAGACAAATTCACGAAATTTATTGATATTGACTGGGTTCACAATACCTTCGGACCAATAATGACCATCATCTGCACACATAAAATGTATTTCATCTTTATATTCTAATAATCCAAATATATTGAATCCGTGTATAGGTTTCATATTATAAAATCTTTCATCACCTATAGCGATGATATATTGATTGATGTCATCATGAGATTCAATCATTCCTAAATCTTTCATACTACTTCCTCAATTTAGATTTTGTATCAGCATATACATTTTGTCTACTAGATTTTTTCCAGTTAGCAATAGGCAATGCAATAACTTGTGCCCAGTCAGTAGGATTAACCTTTATCAGACCACCACGTATTCTGTCAACTCTATATGCGTGTACAGCTGCCGCATATGCATTTGTTTTTGAAGCTGCTTTGATGGTCTTCCAACTCATTTTCAACCGAGTGGTTGGTCTATACCGTTTTTCATTTCTGAGTTTAAGTAGATCATCAAATAATTTATATCGGAGTGCTGGCGGCAGATAGTGGAAATTTAAACCAAGCACAATACGTTTACCAGCCTTTGATGTGTATTCATCAAAAAAGAATACACAGGGCCATGTATCATAATATGGTAAGGTGTCTTTATGAACTGGATCAGGATATTGAAACAGATACAAATCACCTATTCTAATTTCCCCTCTACCCCGTCTTCTATATTTTTCTTCACCTACAACTTTCTTTCTCAGACTGTTAGCCTGTTTCACATCCTTTGAGATACGTTTCATGTACCATTGATGTGCTTTACGTGTGTGAAGAGCCGCACGTTGACCTACAGAGTTCCTGTAGGCATTTTTATAACGTGCAGCAATATCACCAGACTGTTGTCTTTCAGTTGCGCTTAGAAAATCTTGTTTTTGTTTTTTAGGTGCCATATCCCTATTTATGTTAGAAACCACACTTTGAAGTCTTGATTAGATTCAACATGAATTCTTCCATATAATTAGATGCGTCTACATCCTGTGGTTTCTTATAAATTTTAAAAAGATAGAGGTTTTGATAAAATACAAGCATCCAGTCAAAACCATTGATGGTTTCAAGTTCATATCTAAGATCATAGGTGTCAATATACTCATCAACAACTTCTAAAAACGTCTGCCATTGGTTTGTCAGTCTTCTATCCAAATCTTTATTAGATGTGATGTATGTTACATGTTCTTTTTCGAGTGGATGTGTCAGGTGTTTATTCAACTCACTGAGTAGAAATTCACGTTCATAATTGAGATCAAGCAACTGTACACATTCTGAAATTACTTCTGTGTCTTTAGTCATTGAAACCAACCTTTTTCTCTGATGTTAAATAGAGAGTCCCTAACGGACCCATGAAACCAATTACCATAAAACAGTATGTGGTGAATGTAGTTAAATCAAGAACATCTTCTGAAAGTTCAACAATTCGGATGTAATAGTATTTTCCTACAACTGGTTTCATTTCAATATCCTTTATTTGTGCATCTCTACATACACATATGTTTCACCATCAACTGTATCAGACTCTACAATAAATACATCACGGTAATAGTGCATTTCATTGACTTTGAAATATAAAGGAACTGGTACGGTTCCAAGCATCATAGTAAGGCATACACTACCACCAACGATGCCAGAGAATATGTAACCATTTTCATACCTATCAATAAATGAATCACCAATCTCAAGTTTACGTTTCATTTTAATATCCTTTATTGTGACCAATATAATGGTCTGTATGAGGTTTAAAGAACAGAATCATTGCCGAAACACAATTTAGTAAGTTTGACCATGTTAGACGCTGCTTCAGTTATAATCAGTTCACCACGGTGTTTCTCAGATGCCAGAAGTGTATTATAATGCTCATATAACTGTTCCATTGTGTCAAAAATAGGCACACCATAAATCTGAGTTTTTCCAAGGTAGAACTCTCTAACGTATCCAACGGTTTCCTCACGATATTCGCCACTGATAATTTTGAAATTTCGTTTATCCAATGCGTATTTAACTTCCATTTTATTTCTCCACGATTTCAAGTTCAACAACTTCGAGGTAACCACAATAACCATTTTGTGGTCTATTGTATGGACATGCTGCAAATTCTAAGTTTTCATTATTAGCCACATAAAGTGCATCATCGTAGTTAGGTGTAGCCCATACACCGCCAATTGGTCTAACTGTTAAATAATGGTCCTGTGGAAGTGGTGTAATAACACGGAGGATTACCCCAGTTTCTTTATGTCTCAATCCATACAGTTTCATTTTATTTCTCCACGTTAACGATTTCTACACGGTAACTGTTTTTAACATGACCATTGCCAGCATTATGCACCCGTGCTTCTGTATTCAGTTCATCACACTTTTTATTGGCAAGTTCTTCATCCAACATAACACACTGGTTGTATTTTGTTGTTTCATTCCATCTGAGATTGTCAACCACACGTACAATAATAAATGCCTTTTCCATCACGAACTCCATTTTGTTAAGTTTATAAATCTTTGCCTTCCATGAATCCAGTTATATTCAACTCATTTTCGTTTGTCAACAGGTTTTTTAAATCTTTTTAATCTAGCTGGCTTTTTAGGCAATAGATGATCCTGTGTCCAGATTAAAAATTTATATCCATGTCGTTCACAAACCTTTTTAGCTGCATTCCATTTTGCTGCGTTAATACTATATGTTTCAACTTCTTTTAGAAATGTCAACTCTTTTTTCCGTTTCCTCTGAGGAAATACAGTCTGTTCTTTAGGTTTGATTTCGACCATGAACACCTGTTCTTTACCAGATGCTTGTCTTACACACATAGTGATATCCATATAATATCTGTGAGAATTATTATCAACTGGTGAAATATATTCGATTACAGTTTCTTCACTTTGCCACCATATAACATCTGTAGTCTGGTCGCAGAATCTAAAAGCTATCTGTTCCCATGAACTACGATATATGATGTTATTAACATTGCCTTTATATTTTTGTGGGTTCTTAGGTACAAAAACACCCTGTTTATATTTTCTACTCATGTAGATATTTATAAACAGGGTGAATGTTAAATACTTTCGTACAAAGCTGTTACACGTTCAATTTCATCAGCACTTTTAAAGATTAATATTTTCATATCCATCAAGATCAGTGATCATAGTATCCAAATCAATTTCAATTGACTCAATTTTTAAATTTGATCCGTTGACATTTGCCATTTCTCCAAGCTCTCTCACAACATGTATCAAATTTTTATCAGTTCTTTTGATTGTATGATAATTGAATACATCCACCGATAATACTTTTGAGTTAGAGATATATTCACCATGATTCTCTGTGCATACAATGTACATGTCTGCATCGTTTCCAATATGACCACTCAAATCAGCGATCTTATGATTGTCATGGTATATATAATAATCTTGGTCACATAATTCTAAGTATTTTACAACCGCATTCAAAGACAATCCAAACCCACCATAACATTTGTTAATGACAACTTCAAGTTCCATAATGTTCTCCATTTTGTTAAAGTAAAAGGTGTGTATCACCTGCTCACAAATACAGGAATACACACCTTTAAAAACGTTGTCAACAACTTTTATGAATTAATTTCTAAATCTATCCTAACAGTTTTTCAAGCCTATCATCAAGATTATCTTCTGTATGTTCTACAGGAGTTTCATTGACTGCTTCATTATCATTAGGTTTAGATACCTGTGCAGGACGTTCCTTGACATCATTTTCAAGACTAGAACCAGTAGATTTAGATGCGAGTCCTTTAGGTTTCAAATCTTCATCCAAATCCATTACTTTCATCAGACGTTTTTTAAGTTCGTCATAGGTTTTAAAGTTTTTACGGTCATAAAATTCCATGATAGAATATGATTTTTCCCAAAGCTCTTTAATAGCTTCTTCATCTCCATCGCACAATGGTTTAGGTGTATCAAATTTAACGTTAGCAAAATCCTTTGGTACCTTACAATCGTTACCATTAAATTTTCGATTCTCATATTTAATATTAAGAATGAGGTCTGCACCAGTAAAGGGACAAAAGGCATCAATAGGTTCCTGATCTGCAAATTCAGGTTCTTTGGCTTCTTCAATGATTTTGTAAATAGCCTTACCGAATTCAAAAAGACGAACCTGACCATTATTTTCTGGATTTGTGCTATCATTGATGATCAAAGCATTTGCATAAAATTTGTGCTGTGGAAGTCTTCTACGCAAAATCTTTTTCAACACTTCATCATCATTTTCATTGGCGATAGCCCAGTTAGGTCCATCCATGTCACGTACAGGATCATCTTCACCGAACGTCTGCAAAGAATTCTCAGCATACACCTGATTAGAGCTTGAGCGAAAGAATACAGATTGAATCTTTGCTGCTGGTGTCAAATCATCTTCTTCCCATTTACCTTCTTCTACACCCTTAAAATCTACAGCAGGGATAGGCAGAAGTCTGATACGACATTCGCAGATATTTTTGCTATTAGGACTCTGTTTCCAGATGCGTTCATCCTTTTTAAATCCACCACTTTGACCGTCCTTTTCCAAACGTTTTTTAAGTGCGTCTGTACCTTTGCCCTGCATTGTTCTCAATTTGTTCAAGTTCATAAGTTTTCCTTTTTTGCTTACATTTGGCTTATAGCCATAGTTTTTGCTTGTTTTGAATTATTTTGTAACTAATAGTTTTACTACACACACAGTACAACACTGTAATATAGTTTTTGCTAGACGGAATTTGTATGGTTTCTGTTACACCACACTGTATTTCATTATCTTCTACACAATCATAATTAGGAAACTTTTCACTAAAATAATTACGTATTAAATATTTCATTTTAACATCTCGAATAAAGACTTTACAGGGGTTGCATCAATCATACGTTTTTCAGCACACTCGTTTTCCAACACAGACAGAATTTGAGGTGTCAAAAATTTGAGTGCATCAATATGATCAATCTGATATTTTTCAAAAACATCAATGACGCAACTGAAAACTGAATCGCCAGAATCCTGTGATAACAGAATTATTTCTCTTGATATTTCATCTGCTGATTTAATCATAGGTCCATACACCCCCTATGGTCTTTATTTATCTTCTTCATAAGATCACGAAAATCCTGTGGAGTCTTGCTATATGCGCTTGCTACACCAGCGATAATAGCAGCGTTTCCACAACCTAATAACATGTTTTTACCACAGTCAGAACACACAAGTGACTCTGCATCTGCATGACGTTCGGTCACACTAGAAAAGAAATCCTCTGTGTTCCCACATGGACAATAAGCTTCATATAAAGGCATATACTATTACTCCCAAGGGTCTATGACACCACACTCAATCAGTAGTTGATCTGTGATGCGTGTGTCTGATTGTTCCCCTAGGATAAATCCCAGTATGTAATTACCTTCATACTCGCCCATAGCGGTAAGTTTTTCATGTAAATGATTTTGTGATTGTTCTACGCTATATTCACCAATATCTTCATACAGATGAATATCACGTGCAAGTGCATACCATGTAGTATGCTGTTGGGTGTCGAATACGAAATCATCTTTCATATTCTTGGTTTTGACGAGAAAATTCTTTCTCGGTAGGATGGACTTTGTAAGTTTACGGAACAGTGGCGACACATTACAGATTTTCATAATCTCAATCTGTTCTTCAATAGTATCCTGTTCCAGAATGACATTCATGATGTCACGGAAATCAACTTTATATTCTAATATACGTACTAGAAAAGCTGGATCATTTTTATAATACTGTAAAATGAAATTCTTGTCAAGTGCAAATTTATCCATTCATTCTCCTGTTAGAGTTATGCCGTATTCGGCAATTGCAGACGCATCTACTAGATCATCAATCGGTTTAGGGTCTTTCTTAGTAATACCTAATAGTTTACGCATAGTGACATGATGTTTAGTTTCAAAGGTTTCTATACACTCATGTTTATCAGCATTACCTCTTCCTGTAAAGAACTTTTTTACTTCTTTTGGTGCAGGTGTGTAAATATTATCATAACCATTTAATAATAACATATACTTTAATATAGCTGTATTCTCTGCAATATTAAATATAAGACCTTTATTCACTACGTTCATAGCATAACCTTCTAATATAACCTTGTCAACATTATTTTTATTTAAAATGTTGACAGTCCATTTAGCTAGATAACTATATCTTTCAATGTCATTTAGAAATGTTTTATTAGCTGGTGTCTCATCTATCCTAATATTATTATATATACCAGAATATTTTTTACCTTTAATAGTATTGTAGAATTTAAAATCATCAAATGATTGTTTTTCAGTGTCTATAATACAAATAGCTGGACTACTCATACTATAATCTATACCTGCTACAATCATTATTCTTCAACCAGTGTTTCAATAGCTTCTGATTTACAAAATGGACAACAAATAGATTTATTATCATCATGTTCATCTTCATCACATTCATATACCAGAAAATAATGTTGTCTGCAAGCCCTGCATTCCATTTTAAAATATGTAGTTTCAGTTTCCATTTATTTCTCCATCGCATTTTCAATAATTTGATTCTGAATTAAAGTTTTCACAGCTTCATTATATTCATCAGCTCTCATTACATTTAATTCAGTATAAGCATCTCTACCATAAGCCACCATACCAGTTTTTGTCGTTATATGGGGTTCTGTGATGTTTAAATTAAATTTTGGACACAGCATATTACCTATGACAGCAGAGAAGCTAGGATCGCATTTCAGGCTGAATGAGATGTATGCTGTGTCTTTAGACAACGTGATAAGGAATGTATTCTCTGGACCAATCAATAATTCATATACACTGTTGTCACTATGTTCAATTTCCATTTCATTGAACTGTTCTTTACAATATCTAATAATTTCATGAGATTTTTTACTAATTTTCATTCTCATTTCTCCTTTTCGTTTGTAGGTATTTAGTGTTCGTTTTCTAGACATAAATACGATAAAGGAGATAATATATGTTACCAACTCTTCCAAAACAAACTAAATTATTAAACAACAAATATATTGGTAAAATTAACTATTCTGGATTCACTGTAGGACAGGAATCAATCTTTCTACAGGCACAGGATGGTGAATTTAAAGATCAAATGAATGCAGTCAGACAGATTACTAAAGAATGTGTGATTGAAAAAGATTTTGATGTAGATTCAATTCCATTATTCGCACTAGAATATTTGTTTCTAAAAATTAGAGAAATCAGTATTGGTGAAGTCATTCGTGCGCCATATAGATGTAAAAATGATGTAGATGGTCAACCATGCAATGAAACAATTGAATGCAATATTAAAATCGGTGATTTTGTCATCAAAGAATATGAATCAGGTGATGATGTAATTAAATTATCTGATAGTATCAGTATCAAATTAGGTTATCCTACAATGGGTAAAATGATGAATATGGATAAAATCACTGAAAACAATATGCTTTTGACCTGTATTGATTACGTTACTCATAGTGATGAAGTGTATGATATGATGAATGAGACATATGATTCTAAAATTAGATTTCTAAACAGCCTCACTGTAATTCAGAAAAAAGAGATTGTAGAGAAATTTGTATCAAAAATGCCTCATATTTACTATGAAACTAAATTCGTATGTCCTAATTGTGGACACGAACACACAATCAAACTGGATAAATTCACACAGGTTTTCAGATAATTTTTGAAGGTAAGACACTGATTGATTATTTTAAAAATTCACAGATTATGATCCGTCACAATTTCACACTAACAGAATATAATAATATGTTGCCGTGGCATTTCGATGTTCATCAAAAATTATTATATCAGCGTCTGAAAGAAGAATATGACAATATTCAAAATAAATAATGATTTAAGGAAAACGTATGATAGATTATTTGTACTTCGGTATAGTAGAAGACGTAGATGACCCACTACAGGCTGGTAGGGTTCGTGTGCGCGTATATGGTGTACACTCACAGAGTAGAAGTGATATACCTACAGAGGCTCTTAGATGGTCTACAGTGTGTATATCACCTAATAATGCTGGATTCAGGGGGCTTGGTTGGTCCCCTAATGGCATTGTAGTGGGTAGTACAGTAATATGCTTTTTTAAAGATGGTGATGATAAACAGGAACCAGTGGTATTAGCTGTTTATCATGGTTTTAATCAGACTACAGGTGAACATGATGTAAATGCACGTGCACGTGGTGAAATTATTGATTCACAGCGTAGACGTAATGAAGACCAGACATCAGTTGAATCAAATACAGTTGAATTGGATGAAGTGGAAATTGATCCAAGCGACTGGATGAATGTGGCATATTCACAACGTGGTGTAAAAGAATTTGTCAATGGCAGCAATCCACAGATTCTAAGATATCATGATGAGACATTGTTAAATGCTAGTGATGATAATACACCTTGGTGTTCAGCATTCGTAAACTGGGTTATGCGAAACAGTAAGACACCTATTCAGGGCACACGTAGTGCAGCTGCACGTTCATGGGTTGAATGGGGTGCCGAATCTGATTATGTGTTCGGTGCTATTATAGTCATTACACGAGGTAACACGACTTGGCAAGGTCACGTAGGGTTCCTGACAAAATGGGATGAAAACAGTGTATGGATATTAGGCGGCAATCAGAGTGATGCAGTAAATGTAAGAAGATTTGATAGAAGTCGTGTATTATCACTCAGATTCCCTAGACAAGAGGATGCACTTGTTAACTATGATAAGGAGATTGATCAGAGTGGATTTAGTGAAAAAACAGTAGGACCATCAGATTATCCTTTCAACAGAGTTTTTCAATCTATGTCTGGTCATCTAATTGAGATTGATGACACACCTAATAACACACGCATCAATCACCAGCACAGAACAGGTAGTTATCAGGAATTTGCAGATGATGGGACACTAACAGTTAAATCTGTACTTGATATGGTGTCAATTGCCAAGATGGTTAAACATCAATATGTGGGTCTAAATTATTTCACAACAGTAGAAAACAGATATAATATTAAATCTAAATCTTTTGAAGTGGAAGCTGAATCTGTTGGTTTTATAGGACCAACATTCATAGGTCAACTCAGTGTAGGTGGTGTCGCACAGGGTTGGATTCAAAATTCTCAATTTGCTACCAATGCAAGTCAATTAGGTGGTAGTCCAGCATCTGCTATTACATCTGGTATTGATAATGCGCTGTTACGAAGTAGTGCACCTACAACATTGTCAATTCAGGACGGCGAACCAGTAAATCCATCAATTGGTCAAATATGGGTTGACACGGCTGATCAAGCTAATTTTGTGCAGTACAAAAGAACTGTAGATGGTTGGATACAGGATGATAACCCTACTATTTCATTTGCAATTACAGACATTGGTGCTGTAGGTGGTGGAACAAAACAGGTTTTTACAAGTGCGGTTGAACCAAATGAACCGCAAACGAATGACATCTGGTTTCCTGAATCTCTTGATGACCCTATGATCTATAAAGCTGGTGTATGGGTTGCGGCTACTGGAATCACTATCAGAAAGATTGCTAATGACACTAAACTTGTGGGCAATACGGATGCAAACGAGGTTGCAACTAAATCACTACAGGGATATGAAAACAGTATCAGGGCACTAGATGAATTTAGTAAAACCGCTGCAGCACTAAATGGTGACGTGCAGGTATTCTACTCATCTACTGAGCCGCCTATAGGGGATCAAGGTGATTACTGGGTTGATACCAGCGACGAAAACCGTTTGTATATACGCAATAACGGTCAATGGGTTATTGATAATAGTGATATTGGTCCAATACTTGCTAACCTCAATGATTTGGACAATGGTAAATCTACATCATACTTTAGAACTACAGACCCACAGAATGACCCGACTATCACACTAGTTGAAGGTGATATATGGTTTGATACAGACGCAGACCTAACATACAGATGGGACGGTAGTGATTGGAATCTAGTTTTAACAAGTGGTGACAGTGTTGATGGTGGCACATTAACAAATACAGGATTAACGACATCTGATACAGCAAATGCTGCTAAGATTGAAATTACTAAATCACCTTTAGAATTTGCATTTGATAATGTCAATGATAGTAGTACAGTAGTTAGATTGGCTACTATAGGCGGCAATACTGGACCCATAGTAACACTCGGATCAATCACATCAGCTAGAGTTGCTTTACAAGCTGAATCTAAAGTAAATGCTAATGCTGGACTGGAAGTCAGTGGAACCGCTAGTTTTAATGATGACGTAGAATTAAAAGATACTGTCACAGTCACTAATGGAACCACTTTGAACGGAACGCTCACAGCAAATTCAACATCAAGTTTTAATGATGATGTAACTGTAGATGCAGGAAAACTTTTGACACTAACACCAATAGACACGACTGATGCAAATTTTCCATCAGCAACATCAAATAATGGGAGTATCATTATGATTATAGATAGCGGTGATCTTAAACCAGCATATAGTAATGGTACAAACTGGTTAGCATTTTCAGACAATGGAGTAATAGTATAATGGGAAATATATACAAGGATATGGATTTTAGTCTAGTTCGTAATCCAGTTACAGGAGATATTGGTGTTAAAAATAATGCTAGTAGTGTCAATCAGAGTCTAAGACATTTAATTTTAACGAGACAAGGTGAGATTCTATATGACCCATTTTATGGTGCTGGTATAGAGGATCAACTGTTTGAAAATCTGGACATTGCATTTACAACTCAAATTCAACAGAGTCTAAAGAACTTGATAGATGAATATGAACCTAGATGTGAAGTTGATGAGATTAATGTAATGGAACAAGATGATAATACGTTGGTTATTGATATTAAATATTTCATAATCAATCAGGAAACTTTAAATACGTTTAGTCTTCCACTATCCAGACTACGATAAAACGGCCAGAAACACGATTCTAACGCATTCTAAACCATTTTAGGTATATTGACCTATCTTTAAGTTTAGAATGCGTTAGAATCAATTTGAGAGATTTAGTATCCTTGCATACAACAATCAAGTTCTTTTAAATTTTCTGGATCAACACCACGTTCTACGGCATCATCATACCAGAATTCACAACAGTATGGACAACCACCCATTCCTTGGCATTGTCCGTCACAGTGATGTGGAAAACAATAATCTGTATCATCGTTCTTAGTGATTTCACCATTTTCAATAAGTCTGTCAATATCTTCTAGGGCTTCTATTAGAGCTTCTATGAGTGAATTATCCATCATCGACATCCGTTACTTCAAATAAGTCTTCATGGAATACAGCATTCTCATTCACATGGATAAATATGCTACCATCTCCGCATATTTCTGGACATCCCCCTTCAAACGAATCAAAATAACATCCTACACACGTACCTGAATACAAACCGTGTCCGTCTGCTACTAATACCAATTCCACACCATCGTACTTATAAGTTTTCATTTTGTTTCTCCTTTAAAATTGTTTCAGCACGTTCTACTTTAGACATAAAGTTTTTGTGGTTTTCAGAATCAACTTCACGGTGCAATTCTTCCCAAAACTTTTCAGAGTCCTGTTTCTGATATTCGTCAAACTGTTCTTTTGTGATTTCATGATATGTGCCACTCATACACTGACGTTTTGCGTGATCATACAATTCTCCACATAATACACATACACGTTGTTTGTAAATGATAGAGTATGGCAGTCTCACACCAGTTTGATCAAACGATACCAGATACCCTTTAGTTCGTGTTGGTATCCAATCATGATTGCATTTGTTGGATGCCGTTGATGTATTTGGTTTGTTAGGATTATCCCTACATATAAAACCACATACACATGCAATTACAATTAATATTAAAAATGCTGTTGTGAATTCCATGACTCACCTAACATTCTACTGCTAAATAATAATTTTCATCAAACACGTTCAAAGATGGAAGAATGTCGTCTTCAAATTCATCATATCCGTATTCGATTGATGTGTTGTCTTTTACACAATGCAGACAACATACACCAGTTCGACAAGAAACAATATCAAGAGCTTCCTTCTTTTCTTCTTCTGTAATTGCAAACTCATATGACCATCTTCCAACTTTAATATCTTTCATTTTGTTTCTCCATTTCTGCAAGTGCTTCAAACCATTGTGCATAACTATATGCACGTTGACAAAGGTTTCTAAATCTTTCCATATCATCTGTCTTGTTGCAATAGCCTAGAGCTTTTCTATGCCAGAATAATGCAGCTTTGTAAAGTCTTTCTTTACGAGACATTTTGATTTTTCACTTTATATCTAAGTTTTGCCAATTGCGATCTACGTTGTTGGTAAGGCATACCACAGTAAACTGTAAAAGTCTGAGTTACCTTCTCATTCAGAAGATTTTTCAACTCTACATAATCACAGTACATTTTAAGAATATCTACATCTTTAAGACCGTGTTCTAGTTTGAAATATGCTTGTGAAATGTGAGGGTGTTTGCAAATTAGTCTGTATTCACACACCCAAATTTTAATGATTACAGCAGGGTAACCTTCAACTGGTGTAATAATCCAATTTGATGCATATTCAAATTCTTTTCTGATGTTTTGAATCTTTTCGACACACTTTGCACGTTCTTTGATTACTTTACCAGTATGTGAAAGCTTTGTGACGTTATCAGACAACTTATCCACAGCTTCTACCATTGCATAGTATTCAATCATTTCATATGCAAAATCTTCAACCTGTTTGTTAGTAGCCATTTTATTCTCCATTCTGTGTTGTAGCGTCTATCAGTGTGTATGGAAGACTAGGCCATTCGTTTTGCATCATTTTGATTGCAGTGCCCGAAACAAGAATTGTTTTCATTGTTACATATTCTTCGCCATAGTTAGGACTTTTCACATCTGTTGTGAATAAGATAGTGTCCGCACCGTCTGTCAAGATAACTTTAGCATTTGTAATCGATCATTGCATATTCTCCATTTTAAAAATTAAAAAGGTGTGCATCACCTGTTCACAAATACAGGAATACACACCTTAGTTTTAGTTGTCAACAACTATTTCAACATTTCTTTCAATTCATCAATAGACAGGTTTTTAAATTCCTGTTCTTCGATCTGTTTAAGAATCTTCTGTCTACGCTGTGAATTGATTTCCACACGTTCACGTTCTTTTTCTTCCTCTGTCTTTACCTTATAAACATATGCGACCACAGAGGCTTTAAATTCAAGTTTTTCACGTTCCTTACTAACCCCACCTTTAATGAGGCTGGTTTTTGGAAGTCTTTCAATTTTCAACTGAATTTCAGAATAGATTACATCCAGTGTAAGTGTATGTAAATCCCACAAATCTTCTGTCGTGATAACACCATTGTAATTGAATCTAACTTTCTCTCTTACGCATCTTTCAAACATTTCCATAGGATTCTCCTAGAATTTAATTTTAATAACTTTTGTTTCGGTTTCTGTAGTATATTTGCATACTACATCATTTCTTTTAGTGGATGAAAATCCAACACCAGACAACTGTTCATCAGCATAACACACTTTCATCTTGTTGCCAAGAATTTCCATCACACGTTTGTGGTCACGTGCAAGACTATCACAAAGGAATTCATTGTAGAAACCTCTGGTGTCATCTGGATTCAAGCAGTTTTCAAGCATGAAGAAAAAGTGTTTGTTGCCAATCTTCTCCTGATCAACCCAGTGATTTGGAGACAACATTACAGTTGATACACGTACAAACTTATTTGTGTTCAGACCCCAAAGCTCTTTATTTGATTTGTTCAAACTGAGTTTTGGAATCATAGTGAATTTATCACCAGATTTAATAACGTTAGCTACCTTTACATATTGTCCATGTGACAATGGTTCATCATATGCAAACGTATAGATAACACCATTATCAAATTCAATTTCAGCAGTGAATCCACTTTGACCACCATTCTTAGAATAACAATGCACCATGAATTGATATTCGCCGCCACTCATACGAGTCTTATATGGCCATGTAATATTCTCTACAGCAGTTTTACCAGCTGGATCAATGATATCTACATCAAGACTACCTCTGGTTGCCCGACTCAATTTATCTGCATAGTGAATTATGTTGCCGTTAGGTTCCACACAATGTGCATCAAGGTCATCATTACAATCACCGTCATCATTCCAACGGAGACTGAATCTAAGCACACCTTCAACGTCACCACCATGATCTTTTACAAGGGCTTTGGTGGATGAATCTGCAATGTTGCCGTTGTAACTCCATGAAAATGGTTTGTCCCATTTAAACATACTTTTACAACCATCATTTACTGGTGCAATGAGCGATACCATATTGGTTGTGTGTCGGTTTTCAAGATATAGTTCAAGACCCCGTGCAGTGGGAAGATGTGTTTCCATGAAATCTGCAATACTGACTTCCTGTACATTGTCAAAATTCTGAGATTTACAGCTGGATTTAGCATCAGATTTAATATCATCAAACACTCCAAGTACACCAGTAGACATAACAGACTTTGCATCTCTGTCAGCAAAAAGAACATCATTGATATTCATATCACTTAGTGCAGCATGTCGTCTTTCAAGAGAATCAGTGTATCCAAGGTCAACAACTGTTTTCTGTGCGGTTTCAACCATACGTTTAGTTACAAGGGTTGATGGACGTTTATAGTTATGAGGTGCAACTACATTCTCATAACGTTTTACAGCAGTTTCCAAATCCATATTATCAGACAAATCTAAAAGAAGTGTACCAATAGAGTGATTCTTCATTCGTCCGAGAACTTCCCCATGTGGTAGTGTTGCGTGAAACCAGCAGAATGTAGATTTTTCATCATCATTAAGGGTGTTGAATTTCTTCTGTAACAGAGAAAACGCTTTCAATGGTTTTTCCCATTCTTCACCACGGTACAGATTATTCTGTGCAATGATATCCAGAACAGTTTCTACGGCATCCGTATCAATCTGCTGAAATGAACGGGTCATCACACCCTGTGTAGAATTGTATTTAGACATAACACTACTTGCCGTAGTATTTCTAAGTGACGTAATGAATTTCTCAGGTACATCTACAAAGAAATGATCCCATTCCAATTCAGGATTTTTATCAAAATTAGAATCTGTTCCAATGCGTTTCATATCATTCACAAATACATTTTTGATATTAGCACCAGTTACAAGTGTATTCAGTGCATCAAACACTGGTTTAAACTTATCATCTTCATTGTAGTTGGACCAGATGCTGGTTTTTTCAAACGTGTCTGGATCAATTACGACTACTTTGCCGAAATTGCGAATGAAGTTTTTACAACACTGACAATCATAATATCTACGTTCACGAAAGATTTCATTTGTACCCTCTGGAAAACTATCCAGATATGTATTCCAAATTGTATCATCGTCTACATCAACTTCAAAAAGATGTGTGGCATCCTTAGTGATGTATCCAATATGGACTTGTAAAAATAAAACCATCTGTTTAAAATTGCTCATTCTTATTTCCTCTGTTTATAATGTTGTTCATTGATGCAACTATTGCATCGTCCACTGTCACAATTGAGATCATCATATACACAAGTTTGGCATGGTTTGTCAAGCATTATTCTTCATCATGTTTAACTTTATAATTCTATCTGTCTTTCTTGTTAGGTACGGGCCATTTCCTGTGTTTTCTTGGACCATATGAGGATAATACCCCTTTGTCAATAATTTGCTCAGGTTGTTCTGGCAATTTATAAACAGCACCAATTTCTTCAATAATTGAAAGATTGGTGTATCGATTATCACCAATGACTAGAATTTGTTTATTCATCATGTTCACACCACACGATTTTAAATCTAACTGATTGACCTAATGTCGGCATATCCTTTGGTGGATATTTCCATTCTATTTTAGTTTTCTTCATCACTATCTCCTATATGGTCGTTCTTTTCTGCTACTATCGTAGTTGCCCACACCTAATGGTATATTGTCGATATTACAACTGAAACTATCTAATGTATCATTAAGTTCCATAATTTTACATTCAATCATATCTACGTTTTGATCACCAATCATATCTAAGTCTTGAGCCATTGTCTTAGCACGCATGTCAATATGAGATAATGTTTTTTGTACATTTTCTACATTTTTTATGGATTCCTCAATATCCAATGTTATATTATCTAGAGACTTTTTAAGGTGATTTATATTTAACACAATTTTCATGAGATTGTCTAGAATTTGTTCATTTTTAGTCTTCATCAATATCTCCAACCTCTTCAAACAATTCTTCATCAAAATATTCTATAAATGGTGTTGTTCTGAACACACAACGGATGCCATGATATAGATTATCAGGGTCATTACACACATCACTAGGACATGGAACTTTACGCTCAAAAATACAACCCTCACATGGGGGTTTACCTGTTGGTACTAGGAACAACATAACGCCATCGTATTTAAATTTTTTCATTGTTACATTCCTTGAATAACTTTACTAACCATTCTGGATATTTTCCCATATCAATCTTCTCAGAAGACATTTCATTTTTACGACAAACATATAGATTGCATGTGTCATACTCATAATCTTCATCATATTTTACAATGTCTTGAAAGCATTGCATGAATAATTCAAAATCATCTTCGTTTTCAATATTTTCAACCACAGTTGCACACAATACACACATATCAGAGCTAGCTACGTGAAAATTAAAATTAGAATCCCATGATACCATTTCTCGAAGATCAAGTTTATCACCTAAAAATGAGAGAAAGTCTAATTTCCATTGTTCTTTAATTTCCATTTTCGCCACCATCTTTATATTTTTTACCATTCTGGAATGAATCGCCAAACCATGCATTTCCACCACTCCACCAGTAATAATATACAAAATCTTCCCATTCACGATTTAAACCACAATATTCACACCGCTGTCGTCCAAATTTATCGACACGTTTCCATTTGTGGATTCCAAGGTGACAAATGATATTTTCAAGTATTTTCATTCACACTCCATGTGGGTGTACAATCGTAATCATACACCCACATAAATTCTAAGGTTTGATGACTGCGTTCATTTCCATATCAGAAAGTGCATTACTCATAATAGCAGCACCACCAACTACAGCACCAGCTTTCACCAGATTACCCGCAACACTGTCACCAGATGTGACATGAAGCGGTACAAGTGATCCACTGGCGTTATCATATGCTACAAGGCTAGTGGCACTATTCTCAATCACACCTACAGTAGCAACCTTATGAACTTCCCATTTTCCAATGTGACCAACTTTATCAACAGATGCACATGCAGTCATCGACAGTAGAATCACACACAAAATCAGATACCTCATTATCATTCTCCTTTAAAATGTGAAAATATATTTTCTCTTAGTCGCCATAATACAAAGTATATTTTTTCTTAAAATGTTTTGGATGACCTGCACCCAAATGACTGTTATATTCTTTCTTCCATACATCAGCACGTTTTTCCAGTGTGGATAGATCAGTTTCACCATCAACACCTCTATACAGATAATAACAGATAGATAAACCTATACCATAATCAACATTATAACGTGCATCGAATTCTCTACTTACACGAGGTGTTCTATAACTGTCAACTACTTTTTTATAATTAGGGTTCTTTTTGAAAAACACATCATACATATCCTGTAATGTATTTCGGTTTACCATGAATGAACCCAAATCATTTTTAGTCTCAATATTATATCCTAGATCAGATTCAGTTGAAACGGTTCCTAGAATCAGATACATGAAATCAGAATCATATACACCCAATTCATTCATGACTCTCTGGACTCTTAATTTTAAATATTCAGCGTCCATTGACTCCCCACCAAACCACATAAATCTGTGTGAATTATGAGTGTTCAGCACATGATTCAATTCAAGAATTATTTCATTAGACACATTAAGCTGTTTTTCATATTCCATGACAGATTCATTAAAACTTTCAAATTGTGAACCAGTTTTAAAATACTGATATCCATTCATGAAGAGTGATATACACAATACTACACAACCTAGAATCATACCAATTTTAATTTTCATTTTAATCCAACTTTACACCATCTGTATGTGAAGGTGCTTTAGAAAAACCCATTTCATCATAAATTGAACGATCACGTTCATACATCATACGCATACGTACAGCATGTTGTTGTTCCTGAATCTTTAGATGGTTTATGTCACTTTGCAATTCACCAACAACCTTTTCATGGTACGCAACTGGAACCAATCCAGTATAATTCATATACACCTGATAACTAAAAATTACAATCAAAATTATAATAATAACTAGATTAAGCTGTTCGGCCCTACACATTTCATTTAATTTCATTAGAACTCCGTAGTAAAATCATTTACAAGTTTGTAACGTTTAACCTTATCAAAATACTCTGCAAATTCATCATGACGCTGTGAAATAACCCACAATTTAATATCGTCTGTTTTCAAAGCTTCAACACAATCAGCAACACTATCCTGTGCAAGTGGTTCAAGAATTTCATCTAGGATCAGAATGTTACAATCAGTACTTGATTTAAGTCTGGCAACCTCACGAAACGCCATGAGAATTGCAATATTGATTTTAGCCTTCTGTCCACTAGACAAATCAAACAGGGTCTGATTCTTTCGAGTAGGGTCTTTTAATTCAATATTAAATGTCATATCCATGCTGAAATCAACATACATATTCATCTTAATCAGGGTGTCATTAATTTTAGCATTGATGAATGGGATATACTGTTCAATGATTTGAGCCTTGACTTCTGTGTCGGACAACAGTTTCAGCGTCATATTACAGTATTTAAGTTCATTCAGTGTTTCATCATACCGTTTATTGATTTCAATCAGATTGGTTTCACAATCTTTGATCTTGTTTGTAGTGGATTCAACGTCATTCTGAATCTTGGAAATTGTATCATCTGGTTCACAAAGTCTATTGTATTCGTTTTTAGCCGTATCTAAAGATTTCCGAACATTGTTCTGTTTTTCAAAAGTTGTATACAGGGATTTCGAATGACTTGTTTTCAAATTCCGAACATTATTCAGTTCGTCGATGATTTCATACTCTGTTTGACCTTCAATTTCACCGATGGAATCAATATCTCTCTGGCAATTGACCAATTTATTTTTAATACTATCTACATTTGAAACTAGACTCTCGTACTTTGCCACGTGTTCAAGCCTAGTTTTTTCAAGTTCATTGATTTCATTGTACTTGGATTCATTTTCACCTGATTTCATTTCCATATCAACTGTTGTTGATGATAGATTATGAATGTCGGTTTTCAATTCATCAATGATTGAATCATATTTTGTTTTGATATCAGTGATAATAGTGCTACTGATTTTCTGTCCACACTTGTCACATGTATCAATAGCTAGCTGTGCCTCGTATTCGCGTTCAACCCTTGATAATTCTGCCTTCTTTGAACTCAATTCATTTTGCATCGTACGAAGGTTGTCAAATCCATCATTCATAATAGATTTGAGTTTGATTCGTTCTTCAAAATTATCTACAGAATTTTCCAAATATTCAGAATAATATTCTGTCATTTCAGATTCGGCTTCTGTGAGTGTGGTCTGCAATAGATTCAATTCAGTTTTTCGAGCCTGTTGATTCTCACTGTTTTTGATATAACTAAATCCAAGCTGAATCTGTAAATCAACTTCTTTGATTTCATCATTCAATTTTTGCAGTTCTGCTTCATTGGATTCAAAATCATAGTCTTGTAGTTCTGATTCATACTCTGAGATGGTCTTTAAAACGTCTGTAGTTCGGTTCTCCCGTGTTTTAATCATCATCTGGATAGTAGATTCATTATCGGCCTTAGAATTCGTTAGAATCGAAATATGAGCCTTTTTATCCTCTGCATCCCTTTTCAAAGATTCACATTCACTCATTTTAGATTTAACATCTTCTTTAGCCAGTTCATTCATACGAGTGAAGACAGTGAGATCAAGAATATCTTCAACCATTTTTCTACGGTCACCTGCAGTCATTTCAACAAATGGTACAAATTTATCTTTACCAAGTGCAACTGTATTGACAAACATAGTTTCTGTCAGACCTGTAATCTGTTCCAACGCTGTCTGTTGATTTGATGAACTGGCTTGCTCATCAAGTTTTTCTCCATCACACCATATATCAAACACATTCGGTTTCATGCCACGAATGACTTTATAGGACTTGCCTTTAGTTTTAAAATAAAGTTCAACTTCACAGTTTTTATTATTATGACTGTTAACCAATCCACCTTTTTTACTCTTCTTACCATATGGCTTGCCAAAGAGTGCAAAATACAGTGCATGTTGCAGGAGCGTAGATTTACCACTACCGTTCTGTGTGGCGGTAACAAGTGTTGTGTCGTTCTCAGTGTAATTAACAGTCATTGGAATATTACCAACTGACCTGAAATTGCGTACACTGATTTCAATAAATTCTAATTTAGACATCGATTTCACTAGCCTTTTTGTAGTATACGTTGATGTTATTCATAATATGGGCCTTATCTGTTTCATCATAACCATCTGTTTCATCAAGATAGTTTCCAAACACTGAAATGGTATCTGTGTTAAGTTCTTCCTCAGACAATTCAGATGTAGTTGTATCTGTAACAGTTTTATCGATAAAAATCAAATCAATGACTTGAACGTTCTTTGCTAGCTGGGCAAACTGTTTAAATTTACGTGGTCTATCACGCTTTTCCACAACGATTTTACAGATTTTATCTTTAAGTCTGTTTTCGATCCATTCAGGATCATCAGCATTTTTCATGAACTCAGCATCATCAGAATTGTATACGAGACATTCAAACATGTTGAACATATCAGAGGTCCTAGTGAAATCACATTCACCTGTTTCTGTGTCTAGAATATGATATCCTCTAGCATCTCCATAATCCTGCCATGTCAACCAGTAAGGTGATCCAACATACGTGATGTTACCTTTTTCACTTCTGGTATGATAGTGACCACTGAAAACACGTTTAGCATATTTAAATAGATTTGGTTCCAATCCACTCTTTGATATTGTGCCACGATACATGGCGAAATCAGCAAATTCGAAATGACCAAAAACGTATTTACCATCTACATCCATACGATTCAATGAATCAAGATTAGATTCACACAACCAAGGAATATAAACTAATCCCTCTGCCTCAAACATTTTATCATATACATGCACGTTATTAGCATGAATTAAATTCACTGGCGTATTGATATCAATTCTATTCTTATAATACGTGTCATGGTTACCTACAATGATATCCCAGCGAACCCCAGTCGATTCAATGAGCTTAGAGATAATCTGAACTACAAAATGAATCACAAAGTTATCTGTTGATTTTCTTCTGTCCATGATATCACCTAACACAATGACTCTATCAATATCATTATGTCTAATAACTTCTACAATATGTTTGAGATATTCATACACGAATGTGAGAAAACTTTTATTACCACCTCTACATCCAATATGTTTATCCCCTAAAATTAAGATTCTCAAAATTAAATTCCTTTTATTTATTCACAATTAATGAAATCTGTTTTAATTTTTCTTTATATATTTCTGCACTGGTTTCAGTATTCATATCACCGTGTCTGTGTTCGATACATTCGACCAGTAGATTTCTAATTCTACCCATTCTAGGTTTCTCAGGCAAATCAGAATTTTCAACAGCCTTACTAATTCTACTCTTGGTAGTGTTGTAATATTCATCAAAATCTTTGAATTCCCAGTCACCATTACGAATAGACTTTAACAGTTTTCTTGATTTCTGTAAATCGAGATCACCTTCATTTAAAATCTGAATGCCTTCTTCTAACAATCTTGCTGTGTGATATGCAAATTTTAAATCATATCCATGTTCATTGATGTCAGATTGTCTTGATTCTGATTTTCGTCCATTCTTCATTCCGTTCTTCAATTTCTTATATTGACTACAGCTATAACCAATGAATTTAGGGTATGCAGCTTTTGATAAGAACAGATGTCTGTTGGCACGGATCATCTCACCGATTTTATCATGATATAATACATATTCATCAGGCACAAAAAGACAATCAATGATATTAGGATTACATTCACTAGCAAGTTTGAAAAAGAATGGAAGACCGTAAACAGAGAAATCATATTCTTTTCGTTTGTCAGGGTCTTGAATGTGATGATGTTGCCAAGTCTTAAAGTATGTTGGCGTACTGTCAAATCCTAAAATTGGTGTCTGAATAATATCTTCAATCACTGGCATGGAAATTGAAATGATATCCATATCAGATGTATCAGAAGACACTCCGTATGCAGTTGATCCAGTCAAAACCTGATACACAGTTTCATGTTCAGCCACATACGGTGGATTCAATGGATGTCCTTTAGTATCTTTAAGCCCACGAACAACCGCATCATGAATATAGTTTCTCATTATTCTTCAATCCATTTAAAGAGTGTAAGGCAATCATGGACTGTGCTGTTGTCATCTGCTTCAAGATAGGTCACATCCATTTTACCAAGTTCCCGACTATCCATTACAAACATATGATCTTGTTTACAATATAACACCTTGTCATTAGCAATGTCTTTTAGTGTGAATGACACACCATAATCTTGTGCATGTGCACACGTACATACCATAGTCAACAAAATAGCGAATACTAATTTTTTCATTTTAAATCCTTGAACAATCCTACTTTAGAGTTTTTTTCAACCTTTACACGTTTTGATTCTCTTTTAAGTCTATGTGCTTCTTCATATGCATTAATACTATCAAGATAATCTTTACCAACACCTGCACACTCTAATTGTTGTGTTACCACAGAATAATCTTCCCCGTCAATAGAAGAAAATCCACCACACATCTGGAATGCCTTTTGTTTGTTATAATTTTGACGCTTTTCAGTGTTGATGCGCTGTTTAAATGCATTGTACAGAATCATTGTGATGTATGAAAATGCATTTGCTTTGCCAGATTTAGTTACGGCATGAGGATCAAAATTGTGAATGTATTTACATACAGTCAGGATTCCGTCACTCACCATTTCATCAGCATATGTATATCCTCGGAAATTGCCTTTCTTGCTCAGGTTGTTTGCAATCTGGATGATACACTTGCCTACATATTCAGGCATCTGTGGTGTGTCATCCCCATTTTCAATACATTTTTTCCTATCGTCCAACCATTTTTCAAGCTCTGATGACAACAGTGCATTATCAACATACTGATTCAATTTTGGTTGGGGTTGCGCAACTCTCTTTTTCTTTTCGAAGTTTAATTTAGATATCTTGGATTTGTCTATTTTCATATGTATGCCACATCATACCCTGCATGGGATTCTACAATTTTTTCGTTCGTGCCATTGCCAGCGTACTCATCTGCAAGTTCATTGTACTTGTTACCAGCATGACCTTTCACATGAAATATTTCTAGATCATCAAATGAGTCATACAGTGGTTTCATCTGTTTCCAAAGTCCACAGTTTTTAACAGGACCGTTTGAACCCATCCAATTATTCTTGATCCAGTTATCAGACCACGTTTTTAACCCCTGTACACAATAATTAGAATCAGAATAAATTCTAATCTTCTTATCCTTAATTTTGGAACATGCTTTCATAGCGTTGAACGCCGCCATCATCTCAGCAATGTTGTTAGTTGTTGGTGGTGGTATATGACCATATCTAATGAATTTATGATGTTCATGTAAGATTACGTATGCCCAACCGCCTCTTCTGTCTGTGGTGTTGTTCCCACTACCATCGGTATAAATTTCAATCATCGAATTCTCCTTTGTTTGAAATACCATAACAGAAAACCACAGTGCAGTCAAGCACTGTGGTTTATAAATTTTTATGTTGTCCAGTTACATTCGCCATCCAGTAAAGATGATATTCACTTCTTCCTTGCACAATACAGACTGGTTTATATTGGTATTGCGTTTACAATCTGCAAATTTTCCAATGAGTGTTGGATCAATTGAATTTTCTTCACAAAATTCAACATCGGTATTAGTATCAACCATAGCATAGAATTTCAATGCAGCACTGTCATCAATAGTGTTCACATCATTGATATATGCATTGCATGATTCATAGATGATTTTAGCAGTTTCGTCATCAACCTTTTTACCATCAATGATATAAAGTTCATTTTCACCAAGGGAATTTGTGTAAACAACTACAAATGAATCATAATCTCTAGACATTTTGGTCTCCATACATTTAAAATTACGTATTACATCACATTCAGTATATAATGTGCACTGAGAAACAATCCTAATTTCACGTATGATATAGTATCAGTTGACATATTATCGACATGTGCATTGAAAGTTTCATCATCCATTTCAGTCAAATCTGTTGTGAGTGTGATAGCATAATCGTCATCGATGTACGGGTTGATTTCAAATTTAAGTTGATTCAATACCATGCCCTGCTGAATAATTTTAATCTTTGTTCTGTAATCGATCATTGTGTTCTCCATTTTAAAAATTAAAAAAGGTGTGTATCACCTGCTCACAAATACAGGAATACACACCTTAGTTTTAGTTGTCAACAACTTTTATTAATATTTTGAAAATTGTTCTAAAAGATTGTTTCTTTTTAGAACTGCAAACAGATTATCAACTTCTGTTTCAAGATATTCAAGTTCTTCGCCCCGTGGATAAGGTCCTTGGATTCTTTTAACATCTGTCACTAGATATGTGTTTTTAATTCCCTTTTTTGTGAGTTTATTTTGAATCACAGCTTCAAACATACGTGCGAACATCTCAACATCGGAAGTCCAGTACTTACTCTTCTTCCCCGTGCCAGCATTTTCTGAATCAATCTGAAATTGTGATTTACCTTCACCCCAGTAAACAGTTTGACCTGTTTTATGTTCAATATAGTCTGCTGCACGTTGTAAAACTGCATCTTTAAATGCTGGTACTCTTTTATTTCCACGTCTTTTAGTTTGCCCCGCAACCCTGTCCATCAGAGCCTGTGCGTCTTGAATTTCATCTGGTTCACCGTAGAAAGGCCATCTATATGTTCTAGTTCCGTCATCTGCTGATACAGAAGATGATTTTCTACCTTTGTCACCACTTTTCATATTTTTAAGGATGCGTTTATAAATTGATGCTATCTCCTTTGCACCAGTTTTTTTACTACTAGCTGCTATACCATCAACGTCACTTTGAGTCATGAATGAAAATGAATTTTCACCATCAGTCAGAACGTTTGTTATCATATTGTCTAGATAATGTCCCCATTCGTGAGCTAGACTGCCACCACCTTTGAGTTTAGTCATATTAATAACTTTCTTAGCAGGTTCATAATGAGCAAGTGCATTTCCAGAACCACGTGCACCGATAGCCATGCCAAGTTTTCCGCCATATGAAATCTGTTCAAATGGTATATCAAGTGCATCCGCCATATCAACAAACCCTAACCCCATCATCTGAGTGTGGTGTTTAGCACTCTCTTCGTCAACGTAGTTTCCGTATTCCAGACCTCTAATTTTAAATTCATTCAAAATATCATCTGGTTTAAAATCAAAATTGCGTCCACCAGAACGTTCTACGGATTCTGGTACGATTCGTTTCCATTTTTCTTTATTTTTCTTTGAATCTGCACTACGTTTTTTCTTTTCACGCCATGAAAAATCATCCTTTTCCAAATACTGTGATGCCTCAAAATTTTTATTAAACGCATTTGATCGACCCAGTATAAGATTATTAAATCTTTTTCCAAGAGATTGATACTGATTGGCGACTGAATTTGGATCATTAACTTCTCTATCATAGGCATCATCAAGAATCTTTTTAGCTTCTATATATTTTGGGTCATTTTTATATTTTTCCATTGCTTTTCTTCTAGCATCCCCCGAAGCACTATAGTATGTCATACCTCCTTTTTCATTTTCTTTTGTTAATTTATCAACTGCATCAAAATATTCTTTACGCCATTTATCCATAAATTCTTTATATGGAAGTTCATCAGCAGTCAAATGATATCCTCGTACCTCCATACGAATCTGTTTATACACTTCATAAAATTCATCTATATTGGTTGCACCACGGAAATATTCTTTTAGTTTATCACATGCAATTACATAATTCTTTCTATCCTGATCGCTGTCATTCGGTTTTGTTTGTATCGAACCCATAACTTTGTTGAAAACGAATGCGGATTGTGCATCCATGCCATTTTCATCAATGAACTCATCAAGTACACCTTTAAACACGTTTGTCTTAGTGACCAGTTTATGTGCTGCGCCAGAATCCATATTTTCATAATCAGATACATCTAAACCTCTATCTGATTTAGTTGACCATAAATCTTTCTTAGCACCACCAATTTTTTCGCCAACATCTACATATTCTCTACGTTTACGGCGGATATTGATATCCGCCTGAGTCATCAATTGTTTTTCTGGTTCAGGTGCTTCTGTTTTAACCTTTAGCTTCTGAAACCACTGTCTAAGCGATTTCAGAAGGTTCATTTTAACTCTAATCGGTGCATCTGGTATATCAGCTAATGCGAGTCTAATCTTTTTCTGATATTCTAATTTTTCCCGTACAGTCATGTTACACCAATGCCCTTAACAATTGTGTATAATAATCACTTACTCGCATTAACAAATCATTATATTCATCAATTAAACCACTTTGTTCAATTGCGTCTAATGCAGTTTCAAACGCATCTTCGAATTGTTCTGGATCATCGTCATATTCACCTGAAAGTAAATCATTTAGTTGATTAATAATATCAACTACATCAATTTCAGGCTCGGTTTCGGGTTCTGGTTCATCGACAGGCTCTGGAACGTCCGCATCATCTTCTGGTTCATCTACAATATCTTCATCCTCATATCCAGCTTTATTCAGAAGTTCACTCATAAATTTAGACGCTTTATCATATCCATATCCAGAATCATCTGCAATATCTTTAATAGCAGTGTCGCCATATTCAGATTCGATTTCATCTAGTGCACTGATATAATCTTCTTGTGTAAGATTAATAGTTCTATTTACATCTGTCGTTTCAACTTCACCCGTTTCAATATTGATGGCATTGATACTATCTGTGATTGTATCATCAGCGATAACAATATATCGTTCACCATTTGTTCCACGGAATCCAGACAACGCAATTACACTCACACCAGCATCATCAACATTCATATCATCATCAACTGATTCAGGTTCATCTGACACACCAAATACTTCACTTGCAAGTGCTGGTCCACTAAACACCTTTTCTGGATTCTGACCTTTCTTTACGATCCAAATGAAACTATACTTTTCCTGTGGAGTATAATCTGTATCAACAATTGTTAGGAACTGCCTAAACTTCCTGTTAATGATTTTCTTTAAAATGCGTTCAGCGCGACCAAACACACCTTTAGGGAATTTTACAGCGTATCCTAAAGTACCTTTACCTACAGGGGATTTAATAAATTGTCTATATGCCGCCAGAAATGTTGCAATAATTTTCTGTGGCTTCTTGAACCTTTTCAGATTACGTTCATCGTATGATTTACCTTTACCGATACGCTTTCCGATTGTGACAATACGGACTTTCTTGCCAAATTTAGATGGCGGGTTGAATGATACACGCCAACCTTTGCCCTCTTCATCTTCAAAAATATAGTGATACCCACCAGCACGTTTAACCATTTGGGTGTCATACGGAGTCGAATCGAAAGCTTCTGTTAAATTTATTTTCATATTTACTACCTTTATTATGTTATAAACATATTTATGGGTTTGGTATTTCCACACCAAACCCATTTTATTAGAAATTAATTTCTTTCAAATATTGTTTATTTACATCCTGATCAAGCAGTTCCTGAATATTGTTTTCACATTCTCGCATTTTACCCCTACATTTATCAATCTCGGATTCAGTAAGATTATATACAGGCATTTTGATAAGTGGCTCAGCTTCTTCAAAACTACAATCTATTTCATCAGTCACGTATCGAATTAAAGACTGTTTATCAAATTTACGCATTGTCACAGATTCTTCATTCCACAGATTGATGAAGTTAATTTTATGACACATCATATTAAGCTCTGATTTAAGCCTAGAAATCATTTTCTTGTTTCTGGAATGGTAGATATCCAGACGATGCTTAAAAAACGTTTCTAGGGCATGTTCTGGCGTTTTAAACTGTGTAAGAACACCTTCATTCCAGAACACAACGGTCTGTGTCATTCTATCAATCATTTTAAACTTATCTAACAGAACACTTTCATCTAGTTTGACGGTTTCTCTAGTGGCTTTAATTTCAATATTCCACCCATCTTTGGTAGAATTATTTTTAAAACCTTTGATGAATTTGTCATCTACTAGTTTGAACAACAGTTTTTTATATTTGCTGATTTCGTGTTTAGGTGGAAGTTCAGTGATTCTGAGTGTGGTCGAATTTACTTTTTCAATTACTCCCGTGATAATAATCTGTTCCCCATCACGTTCAACCTTTCCTTTGTATCCATTAAAATGAGGTACAAGTTTAGTTTTGATATAACCAGTTCTAACATATTCCCTTGCACATTTTTTCAAATCCTTGATGTCATGTGGTAACAGATTGATAGAATATCCATTACCGATACCCTTACACCCATTTACAAATGCAAGTGGAAACATAGGATAATATGTTTTGGGTTCAATCTGATGACCTTCCTTTTCTTTGTATTGTAGTACAATGTCATCATTTGGATTGAAAATCTTAGAGTTTTTTGTGTTCAATTCGGCATGAATGTATCTAAATGAACTACTTTCCTTGTCAAGAATCGTGCCAAACATACCAATACCATTCAAAAGTGGAAGATTGTTTGATCCAACAAAATCTTGTGCCATATTAACAGCTGCACCCATGATAGATGTCTCACCATGTGGATAGTTTGTCATCTGGCTTGCTTTAGGTCCAATTACACTCACCTTTGCGCGTTTGGGGTGTTTCATCATACAGTAGACCAATCTACGTTGTGTGGTTTTTAACCCATCCATGAGTTCAGGAATTGACCTCTTATTATCACACACCGAATATGATTTTAATTCAGTGTCTACAAATTCTTTAATTCTCATATACTGTTTCCTTATAAATTAAAAGGTGTGTATCACATATAGCAATACACACCTTAATATCATTTGTCAACTATTTTAAATCTTCTGGATCATACCATTCAATTGCATCAAGAAACCATTTGGGAAAGAACTTTTCATTACGTGCTAACAGCATACCAAAATTCTTATCAAGAATATATGTGGTGCTGTAATCATTCATCCCTCTGGTCGTCCGTCCACATGCCTGTACAACTCTAAGTACAGTAGCTCTACCATATGAATCAGGTCGTTGTTCACAGTTAAGTTTAATAAGTGGGTCTCCTAGATACCCAAATGGCATCTTGGCGATCACCTGAAACCGTGCATCATCGTCTTTAAAGTCATAACCCTCCTCCACACTTGGACTGAGCAGACAAACACCTTTTTGGGTCTTCATAAGTTCCACAATACGTTCACGGTCTTTGAGAATGTACATACCATCTTTGTCAATGCTATTGTATTGGAGTGAATCTGCAAGTTTGTAACTGACTGTATGCACAACACCATTTTCACCCTCATGTTCCTTTCGAATCTTAGCAATGTCTTTAGCCATGCCAATGATTTTCTGTCGTGGTATATCACCACCACTCATTTTATACATCGGGATATATACAATACGCCTGTTTTCGACTGGAATCGGGTTGTCAAATGCATATGCAAGATAGTCATTTGATTTGATACCGAGTGATTCAGCATATGATTCCATTCCACATATAGTAGCACTCATATGAATGAAATAATCAGCCTTACAGAATAATGTGTTATATGCCAATTCTTTTGCAAAGACTGGCTTCAACTGCATATAGTCATGTTCGATTCGATTCAAAATGATTGTACGTGCCTGTACACACATAGCAAGTTCATTCGCGATCTGGAAAACTTTCTGTGCAATCTGACGTTCAACCGCACTTTTAGTTTTCATACTTTTATATTTTTCGGATATGTCCATCAATTCACTGATGATGATTCTAGCGTGTTCTTCAATCACAGATTCAGAATTGTGTGATTTAAATACATGGCCTTCTTTATATACAGTACATCGAAGAATTAGTGCGTTGATCATATCCTGCACGTTACGTACATCGTCATCAGCATCACACATATTTTCACCGAAAACATATTTATTCAGATTCAATGTACATGCTGAAATAATCTGTTCTTCAAGTTTATGACACTCATCAACTACAATAAGATCAGCACGTGTATTTGTCTTTTCATTTCTGATTCCAGTAAATTCATATGGGGATACAATTTGTAATGCACAACTTGTACTACGAAGCACTGCATCATGTTTCCAATAGTCACGGGTTCTAACATATTCACAATCATTTTCTGGTGTGCATTTAGATTGTGAAATCATTCCGAAACACTTTGGATTGCCGAACCATGCATCATGATTTCCGCAACTGCATCCATATGTCTGCATACCTTTTAAATCAAAAATATCAGCATCTGGTGTAGATTGATATTGATCCTGTAGACCTTTAGTAGCTGTAGCAATTGTTGTACGATGTTCATAATTATATTTTCTCAGTATCTTATGAACGGTGGTAGCAATAACAGATTTACCTATACCAGTTGGAGCCTCAATGAAGATATGGAATTTATCTTTATTAACGATTCCATCAACACATGCTACAATGGCTTCCAATTGTCCACGATTGAATGTGTCAAAAGGAAAGCATTCTTTAGCATATTCTACAATTTCCTGATTAGTCATTTAGTCCTCATGTCTAAAATCTTTAAGCAACCCCAACATTTTGATAGGGTCTTCATCAATATGAATGCATGGAATCGTTTCCAATCCCATATTATAAGCGGCAACAAATCTATGTGTACCGTCAATTACAAATCCATTTGCAACCACAATTTCAGATTCAGTATAATTGTCCATGATTTTTACAACTTTATCTTTGACAATTTTACACTGTGTAAGTTTTAGATTCTGCACATCACAGAGACCACGCTCATATTTAATATTATTCTGGACAAGAACATATATCAAATCTTCTACGTTGTCTATCTGTGGCATATCGGCCCGTTGAACGTTGTAATGTCCAACGGGCAAATCGATATTATTAGTTTTTAGGAAATCTTCAAAACTAACCATTACCTACCACGTACTTGTGTACAACTTCCCAGTCGGAAAGTTCAGAATGTTTGAGAACCTTGATAGAACCCATACTAGCAAATTCTCCTTCCATGACAGATTTATTTTTAATTTCAATTAAATTCCAACTTTCAAGAATCTCACAGATTTTATTGCGTCTACACAAATCACCTGCAGTCAGATGGTTGCTCTGTCCATCCAGTACGAACATCTCTTTAAAATGTGCTACGTAGTATCTTCCACGCTTGTGCAAAAGCACACATGATGGATACAGTACGTTCTTATCACGACTTGTGACACCAATACGCTTTAGTGTTTCATTAGTGAAATTAAATCCACGGTCAATATCTTTATCTGTAAATTCAATTTCAACCATATTTTCCACATACTCATCTGGTGTAAACACCTTTCCAATAATCTTTTCAAAACTCATCTTGTTACCTCATCTTTAGAGTTTAAACTACTTTTAATATTTTCTAATTGTTTGTGTGTCAGAATACTAAGAATATCTTCTGCCTTTTCCATGCTAGTTTCATAATATTCTGACAACATTTTTACATCTTCGTTAATGGGTTTAGGTTTGATCCATTTACCATAACGTTTACGTTTACTAATTGCACCACGTAAATAATCATAATGCATCAATTTTGAAACTTTAGGGCGTTTATTCATTTCGTTTGCAACCAGAATACAATCAACATGTTGTCCCAATCCAGTTGCAACCATAAACGCATTATAATCTGTTTCAAATGCTACAGGGTCCATTTCATACAAATCAACTTTATTCAGTGCAATACTGTCAAGAAAATTGAATAATGTGTATGACATATTAATCCAAATTAGCCGCAATAGTAACAAACATGGCGTATAAATGCAACCACTTATTACTAACATGTCTGTAATCACGGTCATAGTCGTTAATTGTTACCACAATGCTTGGAAGGTCATTAAGTTCAACCTTATCTCTGATAGCAGGATAAAGAATATGAAAGATATCTCCACGTTCTTTATTGTCAGCCGCCCATTGTCCAAGCTCTTTAAACTTCTTACCAATAATATATTCTACAAGCTTATCTACACTGGATTTATCAACCTGTGCAAGAATGCCAGCATCAATTTTATTATTACACTGAGTTGCATATCTTTGCAATTCATTTAACACCTTACGGAAAGATGGTACACATTTTTTAACAACAGTAGCAAGAACCTGAATGTCACATTCAACGTTCTCCTGCTTAAAGATATCTAGACACCGCATACACATCTGTTTAGATAGTTGTCTAGATGTTTCTTCATCCCAAATAAAATCATGGTTGATACACCTGTCAATCAGTGGCTCAATGATTTTATCCTTGTTATTAGTAGTAATAATAAATGCAGTGGTTTTAGACATTTCTTCCATGAAGCCTTTTAGAGCTTCCTGTGCCTGTACCGTCATTCTATCAAATTCATCTAGAATGACAACCTTTTTTGTATCCGCATCATCAAAAATACTGTACTGCATACAGTATTTTTTAACATCGGTACGGATAACATCAATACTGGTCTCCATACTAGCATTAATCTTTAATGGATGATTGCAACCAATATCATGAGCTAATGCAAGTGCTGATGTAGTCTTACCTGTGCCAGCACTAGGACTATAAAATAATAATGATGGAATAGATTTATTTTCAACATATTTTTTAAACTCAGATTTTAGATGATCTGGAAGAATGATTTCATCTAAAGTTCTAGGTCTGTAAATCTGCGCCCACATGTAATCTAGTCTTTCCATATATTACTCCTCATCAAAGCAATTTGCAATTACATAATACATCTCATATTCATCATCAACAGATTCAAAACAAATCATTTTTTGTTTTACGTACACGTCATATGTTAGTGGCAGAAATCGAATGTTATCAATGTTAAGAACATATTCCCCATCTTCTGCTGGGGTATCACACATGTATCTTGTATGTGTGTTAGAATCTACATTAACACCTCGACCAACAAGATATACTTTATGATCCTCAATTTTAAAAACCATTCGTTTACACTGCATTGCAGAACTTGCATTGAGGAATTCAGAAAGTTCTTCTGGTTCAATTCGAAGTTTTGCGATGTAATCTTCATCTTTTGTCGCCTCATAGAATCCTTCAATGGTGTCACGCCAGAAAATCTGTTCAGTGAATTTGTAATTAAATACAATATCATCACCTTTGATTGTGGCGTATCGTCCCTGTGAATCGAATTCAAGATCAGCGGCACTCATGCCTTTCAACTTGAAAATTTTACAGAACTGTTTAAGGTCGCCAATAACACAATCTTCAAAGTCTTCACTGATAACTGTACGAATGAATACAGTGCCGTCCTGACGTGCATTCTGGATTACGTTTCCAGAACTAATTTTAATTTCGTTGTTCACGTCACTGACATTCATCAACGCATTCAAAGTTTCATTACTCAATTTCATTTATTATCCTCACATTTAATAAGTTTTTAAAATTATATCACAGAATATTCTGTATTGCAAATTGAAAAAGACGGTTTCCCGCCTTTTCCTACTTTTTCTGTTTCTGCTTGAATATAATATCAAGCTTAACCTGAACCTCTCGTACAGATAACTGCAGTTCACTACAATCTTCTGCAATTTTCTGAACTGTCGCAACCAATCTTTGCTGTGCCTCTACATTGGCGACATTATTCCTATCCATTGCCTGTAATTGATCAGTAATCTTTTTCAACACACCAGCTTGTTCTACAATACTATTGGTGTTGTGTGTTACTCTATCACTTATCACAGCATAAGATGTTCTAAGGTCTTGTAGTGCTTCTGCATCAATTTTGTACTCTTCTAAATTGTTTTCGATACCAGCGACCCGACTTTCAATTTTAGAAATCTGTGTCATGATACCGACAACACCACCCCCTACGGTGAGAATCACTGAGAACAACAATGAGACAACAGCCACAGTAGGTGTAACAATATCAGAAAGTTTCTTCTTATTGCTCATTCTTCTTTCCTTTATGTAAAATAATCTATATTTATTTATAGCATTTTACATTAAAGAAATTAGAATAAACTCAGGAACGGGATCATAGATAGTGCTAGTACACAACCAGCAAATACGGAAAAAGCCTTTACGCCAGTATCAACTACACGGGTTAAAGGTTGTTCTGGAATATATTCGGGAATTAGTGACGCAACAAGTACGCTTACAGCATCACTAATAGCGTTACCCCAGCCAGCACTTGCCATTACAGACAAGTTAAAGGTGTCTGATAACGTCTTATCAATGATATCACCGAATAGAATCATTAGCCCATTATCCACTACACCAAACACCAGCATAAAAGCTGATAGATTGAGTATAGTAGCTAATTTTGAATTTTTAATTCGCACGTGAAATAAATTCCTCTTCTGTCAATTCAGCTGGTCTACATTTTTTAATATGATCAATGAAAGACTGTTTATCTGTATATGGGATTTTTACACCACATTCACATTGCCAGAATGCATTGCCATTTTCATATACAACGCCATTACAGCGTTGTTTAATCAGTTCTTCATCAGTCATGTTTGATTCATAACCTTCCTGTGCATATGAGAATGCAAGATCATATACTTCATCCACACCCACAAGGTATGCAAGAGCTTTGACAGTATACTTCAAATTTTCATCGGCTTCAAGCACTTTTAATTTATCCATTATTTTACTCCATGTAACGTATATAGCATAAAAGACACAGCACACACGATAATCAATACAAATGCTATTGTGGCTATAATTCTTTTCATCCGCCTAGTATCATAATATACAATTGATTCATCGTATTCACATGTATCACAATACGGATATTCTGAAAACAATTTCATACGATATCTAGTTGCTTTACAACCACACACAACGCATTTGTCATCATGAATATAATTATAATATAAAACTATTACTATCAGTATGAATGATGTAATCCATAACATATTTACTCCACAATGAAAATCTTCATACTTACATCATTTAGTGAACAATCTTCAATATTCGCACGTTTAATTTTTTGTGTGAATCCAGTTCCACCATATGGAACACTTTCATACAGAACCCCTTTTTCATTCTCATACGCATTGGTTATAATATTACCACATGATCCCACACTCACAATAGTAAATTCACCAGATTCTGGAATTTCATTCACTTCTTTAAGGGTTTTAGGTTTCTTTTCTTTCAATTCTTCAATCTGACTACGAATTTCATTAGCACGGTTTTCGTAGTCATCAACTATAGCTGAATGATATTGATGGTGGTCCATCATATCTACGTATTGTGTTTGAAGAGTTTTCATCTTTTCCTCGTATTCTTTATTGCCCATAATTTACTCCAATATGTTTTAAAAGGGTTTCTCGTTCGTTCATTTCAGGATTTTCCATGACACACTCAAATATTTCTCTAAGCACATCACCAACTTCTTTACCCTGATTAAGATTAAGTATATTCATGACATCATTGCCATTGATTTTCAAGCTTTTAATTGTGAAACCTTCATCAAATGGTTCTCTCACACGCTTAACAGCTTCAATATATTTTGCGATATGTTCTTCGGGGTATTTATCATCATGCTTTTTATTGGATTCAAAATCAGCCTTTCTCAGAATAATAAAATCATATGGATCAACACCACCAGCATCAAGCCTTTTCAAATGTTTTCGAAGGGTACTATCCTTTACATCAAAAACCATATCCATATGACATGAAACCAGCGTCTTAACATACAGGATATCTTTTGTACTGAATTTTAATTCCGTAATAAGGGATTCTACAATATCAGCACCAATAACATTGTGTGATATAAAATTCTTACCGTTCCAAGCAACTGGTTTTCCAATATCATGGATGAATGCAGCAAATACAAGCAATGGATTGTCTGTAAGTCCGCTGGCAATGAATCCAGCATTCATACAGTGGTCCCATACACTTTCATTGTGATAATCTCCACCATCAACATCAATCATATCTGACATAGGTTTCAAATGTTTATTTATGATATCATATTTCACGAGAGTGTCGAAAAACTTATAGTTAGTAGATACCAACATTGATTTCATAATTTCATCACGAATACGTTCAACTGGTATAATAGGATCATTATGTTCCAAAAAATGTCTTACATGGGCATCTAAAATGAAACTTACATCAAAATAACCCATTGCAACCATACGTGCAATTCGGTATAGTCTGAGTGGGTCTTTCTTCAATTTACAATACATATCTGTATCTTTAGTTTCAATAGTTGAAAGTCCAAGCTCTTCGGTAAAATACACTGACAACCATTCATTATATATTTTACCAGTATTAACGTGCAGACCAACACTATTCACCATGAAATCACGTTCACTCAGATTATCTTCAATACTTTGTGATCCAAGTAAAGACAATTCGTATGTGATCCCATTTTCACATTTAATATTAAAAATTTCATGACAAGTGCCTGAAATAGTAGATGTTGGAAACAGTTCTTTTACTGTCTCTACATCAGCATTCGTAACCATATCAATGTCATTAATTTCACGCATCATATCAGGATGTACATAATTCCAAATTGTATCACGAAGACAACCACCTACAATCCATGTGTCATATTCACAAAGTTTTCCAGAAATTTCATGAACACCATCATCATTTAGAATCTTTTCATAGTTAATCATTTTTATTCTCCTTCATGTTCTGATAAATACATGTATATACCAACTCAATATATAAATCAAGTAGGAAATTATGGGATATAGAAGTTTTTTTACAGGTTCTGAAATTGATGAAAGACTTAGAGCCGTTACACAAAAAGTTGATCAGAGTCAAATTACAACAGTCATTGATGATTCTAGTAATTTACCGACATCAGGTGCAGTTAAAACATATGCGGATGCAATTGATGCTAAAATTGCACCTGATGCGCTTGCGGACCTTGTGGATCAGGCAACAAATAGCAACAGATATACAGACGCTGAAAAGACAAAATTAAATATACTGACAGATGATTTCCGAGGTTCATTTATTTCAAATGCACACAGGGACACTAGTATTGATACAAGTACACTCACTGGTGGTGAAATTGTATTCATCGGCAATACAAGTAGATTTGGCGAATTTCAAAGGTGGGATGGCAGTACATGGAACACCGTTGAATTTGATGCTACGCCACCAGTAGAATATGATAATCAACCTGTAGGCACCATTACAGATGAAATCATGAGTGCAACTGAATATGCTGCAACTATTGAAGTAACTGCACGTGAACCTGTATCTGGTGTGGTTAGTGTCGAGAGTATGAAAATAGTACGTGACAATCCAAGTAATGATGCAGCAATCACACGATTTGGACGGGTTAATACTGGACCATCAAGTTTATTCAGTTTAGATGCAGTTTTAAATCCAGATTCTACAATTTCATATCAAATAAATGTGCTTGTAGCCAACATCAACATCCTCGTAAATATTTTGTGCATTAGATAAAAGAAGGCTCATGATAAAAACGTTTTTATCATGAGCCTGTTTCTGTTATGTGAATTATTCTGAACGGGGTATACAGATGGATACATCTAACCGTAAGGAGGTGGGGTTAAACCACAGTCATAGAAGTGCATTCACACAGACACTATATTTCTACAACCCACATGTTCGAGCATTACAACAATATGTAACTACTTCTCAATAAATTTATTATTTCGTCCAAGGCATAGCCTTGATTGATTAAGATTTTCAATTTTTGATAATCCATATTTAAATGTTCAGACCATTCTATCATGGTCATTGTTTTATCATCATGCGATATCAATTTATTTGATCTACGATTTCTATTATTTTCTTTTGATGATATCCATCTTACATTGTCTTTATGATATCCACCATCGTTATTTATTCTATCAAGCTGATATCCATCTGGTCTATCACCAACATCTTCAATGAATTTGTTGATATCATTTCGCCATACATCACATACATATATACCACGTCCACCGTATGAACTATAGTCTTTATTGTTTGGGTTGTGACATCTATTTATCATGCTAATCCATATTTGATATAGTGGATGGTCACACAATCCATGTTTTGTGGAACATTCTATTTGATGACAACCACATGATTTAGTATCGCCTGATTTCAAATTATTGTCAAGTACATTTATTGTGTATTTCCACACTCACATACGCACAACCATTTTCGACGTTTTGCGCCACTAGGGTATATATGGGGAGATGACTCAGATAATACGGTCAATCTCCCATATACATTACCAACCAGAGTAGATTTTACTTTTTTGATTTCTGTCTAGCCTTTTTCATTTTAAGATATTTGCCATATGCTTCACTTTTAGGCTGAGTCATACCCAAACCTTTACCCCACCAGTCATTTCTAAGAAGCACCTTGCACAGTCGCCTCCAACTAGGAACCCATTGTTTATTTTCCAACACCCGTGGTGCTTCATCAGGAATTTCATTTACATACCCACGTTTTTTCCACCCTTTGATATGCCTTTTAAACAAATCTACATAGTGGTCACGAGTGACATCGGGCATTGTAGATAATAACAGATTGCAAAATGATTTATATGTATGGCCATCTGGTTTATTGATTTTGTTGTATCCATTAATGTTACCAGTTTCTTTCACATATAGAGAACCACTGTTAACTCCATTAACCCTAGCAACAACCTTATACCATGTCTCTGGTTCTAAAATATGATACAACCAAAGTCCACGCCTCTGATCATCACCATATGGCTGACATAAACGTTGTTGTGAAAATGGAACTCCAGCTTTCTGCATTAAATCATATATTTCATTATGACACTTCTCTGGATATGTAGAATGATATAACCAAATATCTTTTGTTTTCCAATCATAAATTGGATAAATGTTGAAGACCTTATCAACTACTTGTGTGGTCCATCGTTTATTGTCATACATCACCTTATCAAATACAGCAATCGTTCTGAAACGATTGAGACTTTCATCTGCACGAATTCCAACGAACACAGCAGTTTCAGTATCACCACCGTACCATTCTGCAAACAGTGGAACGAATTCTTCAAACTCCATTTTAGGTACAAAGAACGGGTATGGACAATTATCCATATTCACGACACCATCGATAGACGGCATATCACGAACCCAGTCATCTTTACGTTCTTCATCCCAGCAACACCATACAGGTTCAAAGTTGCTACTAGCATTTCTTAGTTTGATTGGCAAGCAAATCCAGTGAAGATCAATGTATTTTTCATACTTTTCGAACATTTCCAACGCATGGTCAGATGTTCGTTTATACTGTGCTTCAAAGTCAATGAGCATTACGCACACTTTGCGGCCCCGTTTGATAGCTTCTTCCATAACCAGATGAAACATTACAGTACTATCCTTGCCACCTGAAAAAGATAGACATATGTTTTCAAAATTATCGAATGTGAATTCAACACGCTCTCTAGCAGATGTAAGGACATCTTTATCTATGTACTTTTTTAATTGCATATTAGTAAATATTTGCTTTAGATTTAGATACTACACTATTTTCATCCAATTCTGGTCTGTCATTTGCTTTCAGCCATCTATTCAAACCTTTCAACGCACATTTATCAGCAGTTTCTTTTTCTTCTTTAGTCAACAGATTGAAACCACCTCTAAATTTAGATGGAATTGCATATTTCCAACACAATGCAGCTTGTCCAATCCATGCAATTCTATTCATCTTTTCGTTAGTCAGATAATGTTCACATGAATTAGTCCAATCTTTTATGATACCATCAATACATCTAGTGAATTCTGGAATATCTGTCAACAATTCTTTATATTTCAGTTCACAATCTTCTTTGGTCATGTCTTTAGGTGGATGTTCCTCATAAAAACCAGCTGGGTAACATTCCCATTTGTCCCATGTGTGAAGAAGTCTATTTGCGTCAACCTTTTCATCTTTGATATCAGATTCATCGATAATATCCAGATCAGAATCTTCAAAAATGTTTACTTCCCATGAATTGGAAAACTGTTCGTCTGCGAATACTTCTGTTAGACCAGAAACCTGACACAGACGAAGAACTTCATCTTCATCCATTCCAAGTTCTTTACCAACTCGTTTATCACTCCAGTTGCGTTTCTTCAATTCGATGACGATATCAGACATAGAATCAACATTATGTTTACCTCTAGCCCTGTTGTGTCGAATTGTAGATGCCATTCTATCATTTTTATCAGACTGTTCACTTCTGATATTTACAACAGGAAGATATCCTTTTACACGCTGTTTGACGTCATCACATTCACGACACACACGGTTTCGGTGAAATCCATCAACAACTTCTCTGATACCGTCACCTTCTCTAGCCCATGTAACTACAGGTTGTGTATAACCATCAGTCATAATAGAATGTCTCAACAATTCCATTTCTGGTGGAGCAACACTATTAGGGTTGTAATCATTTGCCTCAACATTATCTGTCTTCACCCATAAAACACAGTCAACAGGCTCATCTTTAAATGGTCCGATCTCGTGTAACATGATTTTAATCTTATTGATTTCTTCAATCATTTCATCGGTGTCCATTTTCATCAGTGATTCTTTCAATGAATCTACTGTTTTAACCTTATCCATCAATGTAAATAAATCCAAAATAATTATCCTTTATGTTTAAAACATCTATACAAAAGTTTATATATGTTGTCAACAACTAAAATGAAAAAGTCACAACATTTTCCTCACCAATGAGTGGCACACCAGCAATAGACATCTCAGCACAGAATTGCGTTTCAATAGACTGTGATTTATAATAATTATAGTTTTCGGCAACCATCACACCAAGATTGTCATAATGTGCATTCCACATATCATCTGTGTGAGATCCCACAAATAATACACAAGCACACACCATAAAAGTTAAGGTTAATACAAATGAAACAATATTTGGTGTGATAATAAAATTATTCATGTGGATTAATGTGAAAAATATCATGATAAACAAGTAAATCATGCTACACATGTAAAATGATTTTCTACTGGAAACCGCAAATGGTTTTGGTGCACGCACTAACATAACATCTCCTAAAATTTAAAATTAATTGATCCACCAATGCGGTGGAATATTTCTAAAAGTTTTTCAACATCACCTGAGACTAAAAATTCTAGATTATAAAATTGTTCTCTAGTCATATTCAAATCTTCTGTAATAATGTCTTCCAGTTCTTGATCCGAATATTCTCTAAATCGTTCTGTAATTTCAAGCATTAAATTACTTTTAAACTGAATTGTGTATGGTTTTTCGATTCCAAGGTCTTGAAAAACGTTACCACTACCTTCTGTTACACTCATATACTTACTCCTATATGTTTTATTCACGCAGAAACATGGTTATACCACGTTTTAAATGATTTTAGATACTATGAGTCATATTTACGTTTAGAATGCGTTAGCATTGATTTTTGATATACAATTTGTATTTGGATTGCAATATGTATTGGTTTTACGACATACAAAATTTACCAAATTTGTTTTTCTCCCTCTTCTAGAGAAATGTGGCTCTTTTCTTCTATGTGGACAATTCTCAATCATTTCTTGAAGATCACGATATTGTTTAATCTTTACACCAATATCATCATTCACTGGCTTCACATTCTTATCAATGTGGTCACAAATCATGGATTCAATCACGACAAACGATATTTCATTCTTTGTGAGCTTATCATGGTCATAATCATCTGGATTTAATTTTGAAAATATGTCTCGTGTTATACTCTTGGCTTTGCCACTACACACTGGACATAAATCATATTCTCTTACCTGTGACACCTGATAATGATACACATTCTTATCACTCATTTTACATTCGCATACATCACAATGATAAATTACTTCTTTCATTTTAATATCCCTTTACATGTCCAAAAATGCAACTGCATATTTATTGCCAATCCATTCTATTTTAACATATTTCTTTTGAATTTGTTCCAACCATTTTTCATCGACATTGAAAAACACTTTGCCACAATCTTTACAGGTGTATGTGGATATAGTCTTATATCCTAGATCAATATCTTCATATGATTTCATTTCAAAAATTTTGTGTGTAAAATATGCCGCATAATCCCAAAAATCAAAATGAACATTATTTAAAACTGTATCAAAATACTTTTTAATATTCTCATTACTTCTAAATTCATAATCTACACATAAAAGAAATGAATGACCACCTTTTAAATATACATACACATATTTGTTTGACGTACAATGTGTGTTAATATGACAACATTCAGTAGACACAACGTTTTTATCAATACGTCTGAATCTAAAATTATCATAATGAATTGGTGTGTCAATTGAACGACCATTTGCATTAGACACACACAAAGTTTCACAATCGTATAAAGGACAAAATGAATCATTGTCATTGCACAAATGATTGCACTTCATTTTACATCCAGAATCAACTGGTTGTAAAGCATATTTATTACCATCAATATCTGTATGTGTGTATGGTATGTACGAACACACAGATTCTAATGAATCTGAATTATAATATTCACGTGGTCTTGTAACCAAAACGTTATCATACACGTAATTTTCATATACAGAATTGTCCAGATTGTATGCTTTTCTATCTGTCGATAAAATATGCCTATTGACTTTATAATTCATTTTAGACTTATCAAACGGTGTGATCCGTCTTTTGATAAGTCTTTTTAGTGATTTTAGCATTTTAATATCCCATTGTTCCTGTATCAATGTTAGAAATACAGTCTTCACATTCAGGAAGTTGTTTATTTGCTCTAGGGTTGTTCTCATTGGATTTCAACACCCATTCTTCACGTTTTACGAATCGTCCGCACACATGACAACGTTTGTTGTATTTTGTATCAGATTCTTTAAGATTGCTCAGGTGTATACTATGTGCATCATTATTTAAAATGAGATCATACAATTCATTAACCACACGCGTTTCTAAATCATTATAGCGTTTCATTGTGTAATCATTCCACGTGTCACTCTCATCAATTGTATACTCTGATTCAATCCCCATTCTATTTGCATACCGTTCTAGATCACTTACAATTAAAATAGCGATATTGTCCATATCGGTTGTTTCATCAATTGGCGCATTGAATACAATTTCACGAATTTTATTTTTAATATCATGTTCTGTCATCATCACAATCTTCTGTAAATTTTTCGTTAAAGTTTTTTATAGTGATGTTTAAACGTTCCTTGGCCTGTATATTATCGTCAATACGAACTTTCAATTCGTTAAGACTTATATTCAAACCTTTTATTCCTAACGTCACATCTTTTACATCTTCTATCAATTCAAGCCATTCTTGATCAGGATATTCCATTTTTACCTGCCGATTCGAATTATTGAGTTGCCATCTACAAACACTACATTTGTATCATCATTATTGAGTTTATCGCACGCAAACTTTGCGCATTCAACTGCACAATCCTTTGATGCAAAGAATCCATGATAATACACCATATTTGCACAATGATATACAACACACCATTTCTGATGTTTTGATGGCTTTTCATATGACGGTGATTTACACACAATGAAACAGTCACAGTTAATATTAGTTTTACCCATAATATTAGTTTTTGGATATTTGTCATATACCAAATAATTTATATGTTTACTCATAAATTATTTCTCCAAAGAAGGTGTGGTTGATAATATTATCAACCACACCTTCTTGATTCTAAATCAAATCAGTAACAAGTGTATGTGTGTTGCCATCATCACAATCAACTACATACCATTCACCATCTACAAAAAGATAATTGTATTCGTTCCCATAGTCAGTGAATACAAGATCGCGCACTGCGTCTACATTCGTTTCGCCGCGTGCAGCATAATAATCTGGAACCCCGTCACGACTGATAGATGAAATATCACCACCTTCAACAAGTTTAGTGGCTTTCTCAATGGTGTTAAAATATTCAACCAACTTTGAACCCAAATAATCAGGATATCCGTCAAAATGACAGTATACGTTTACAAATTCATCTTCGATTTTGACAGTGATGTTACTTCTAGTTGACATTGCATATTCTCCTACATTTAAAATTGAAAAAGGTGTGTATCACCTGCTCACAAATACAGGAATACACACCTTAGATTCAATAGTCAACAACTATTTTTAATTTTATTCAATTACTGGTCGATCATTAAAATCAACTTTGGTTCTAAATGGAAAATCAAGTTCTCTTCTGGTCTTATTCCATCCACTAACTGGTGTGAAAAACCCTACGACTCTTGTAAGCTTCTCCACAGTCATACCACCACATTCAGGACATACATCAGTATCACCTAGATAGTGGTGACCATTTTCACACACACCATAGATACCATTAATAGCAAAATGTTCACAACCAACGTCTACAGCATAGTAGATGATTTCAAGAATCTGTGCGCTTGTAGGACGTTCACCTACAGTAGCATGGACTATCCCACCACCAGAAAGCAATTTATTATACTTTCCATCGGCATCAAGCTTTTCCCAAATAGTTGCATCCGCATGTAGTGGGACAAACTGATTCGCATATAAATTATATGGAACGTTTTCATCACCGAACAGAACTTTATCTGCATTGCAGAGTCGTACCGCATAGGATTCGGCTGGAATCTGTTCAATATTGAAACGGTGATCATCAATTGTTTTAGTGAATGTGTGCACTTTATTTTCTAAAAATGAAAGTACTTCACCAGTGAAATCTTCACCAATATTTTCTTTGCCATATTTCTTTTCAGCTGTTTTTTGCATTTCGTATATGCCAAGCACGCCGAATGTGCTGAACATACGTTTCATGTTGATCCAATAATTTGAAACAAATGACTGCAGACCAGCATCAGCTAACAACATAATCAATTTCTTATGTGCAACTAAAATATCTTTAGAAGCTTCGATTCTGTACTTATAGTTCTTCCAGAAATCGTTGATATTGTCTGATTCAAGTACAAGACGATGATAGTTAATCGTACATACACGGTGTGAACCAAGTGATGATAATGCACCAGCACCAAACGCATTTACACTTTCTGCAACTTCCAACATATCGGAATCGTTAACCATTCGGCAATTGTGTGTATCAATCCCATTGGCAAGTGTAAAGAATGGTTCTCTGTCGCCTTTTATTTGCACACAATATGCATTTTCACTGCCAGACACGTATTCAACAGACTTAACCTTAAAGAATATATCATTTCCTCGTTTCTTATAAATGTCCTTCACTGAGGTTTTATTAGAAGTACTATACCAACGGATACAATGTAATGGATAATTTCTATTATATTCTTCGCCTCTTATTACGACTTTTTCATCTGTTCTATCACTAGTATTAATTATAGTTTGCATACCACATGTTGCGAAAATTGCCTCTAAACCGTCTCGGAGATCATCACTAGTAGTGTATATTCTATTGGTATTACCACCATCAGTCATATAAAAACCATCAATTACTCCACGACGAAACATAAAACTGTCGTTAATGATATTGTCAAGTGCAAATGATTTGTTATAGGATTTTTTGCCTATAACACGGTTCATTATAAAATCTATAATTTTTTTGTCTTTAGTTGTTGCTCTAATAGTATTATTTTGAGCCGCACTAATATCAAACGCCACTAAATATGGTTTTAATTTTTCAACTTTATCACTATTCAACGATAAAACTAACTGTTTAGGGTTTCCACCGTCATCTTTAATACCTTGACTTCCGTCTCCTGCATATGCGCCAACTAAAACACCAAGACCATAACCGTTATCATATTTTCCTTCATAAACGGCAGTAGAAAATCTAATATAATCGTCGCAATTAATCTTATCTGCTGGTTTTGTCCCATCCAAACATGGTAATAAATGGTCGCCTGTCATTACAACTTCTTTATTGTTAACAGTAGTTACTTTAATGTATTCTTGATTATGTCTAACAACAGCACGTTTGAATTCTGACCATATACCATTTTGGTAAATGCGTTTATTTGGACATTCAACGTTTGTTAATTCATTAGCTTCTCTAATCGTAATAAGCTTTGGTCCATACCCAGAACCTTCGACAAGGACTTTTTGATTTTCATCAAAGCAACAGCTACAAACCTTTGTGCCATCACTTGCAAAAATATTGTATCTCAGAACATCACGTTCATTGACAAATTTTTTCAGAAATTCTGTATCCACAATATAAGGATCACATGGTATTTCTTCACCATCTTTATCTAGAATTGGATTCCATTTTTCATCAAGTTTAACATATGACTTACTGATGTTCATCGTACAAACTGGAAATCTATATGGAAGTCCAGCTTTACATGGATCACCTGCATCAAACAGGTCTAAAAATATATCCTGAGTTTCAAGAATAAAATCTACGACCATATCATTATAATCTGGTCTTTCAATTCCAGATGGATCAGGGAACAACCATTTCAATTCATTTTCGACGATGTATTTTAATTTAAATCTGTCAAAAATGTTAACATTTGTGAATGGACTCTCGTTGCTGTTTCTGCTCAGATGATTAACAGAATGAATAAATTTCTGCATATCATTTTGCAAACGCTTTCTTGTCTTTTCATTTGTCTTAATTTCATCTAAAGAAACACCTGTACGAATCAAAAGGTGTGAGATGTCAAAAAAGAATGTTCCAATAGCAATTGCACCCGCAAGATGACTTGACATCTGGTGTATAGTTTCATTTAATGCACTGATATAACTATCCACACGTTTAGCTGGTTTACTATGAAGTGTTCCAAACGGTCTACCCTCAGTAATTAATTTAGTTGCATCAAGTGCATAGCAATAAGGAATGAGAATGTTTGAACTGTCACTGAGTCCTAAACTATGATCAATCATTTCTCCTACAAGACGTTTGGCACGAATCTTGCCATACATACCTTTCATCACACGGTATAGAAAATCATATCCAACTATTTTTTTATTAGCTGCATTTGATTCCGCATATATACCAGCAATAGTTTTTTCAGTCTTATTACTGTTATCATCAATACTGAGATCATTAATATTACTATCAATCATCTTCTGGACAAAATCCAGACAATTAAATTTATCCTCAGACAATCCATTGATAGTCATGAGTTCATCAACACATGCAATAATTTCTGTCTTAGATTTATTTTTGAATTTTCGTTGTAGATTCAATTTCAGAGATTTTCTAATCTGCTGACGTGTAAAGTTAGTGTTTGCCTCTGGACTAAAGGTATCTTTAAGTTCTGTTAAGTTCAACGTTATTTCCTATTAAATACGAATTTACCACGCTCGGTAAGTAATTTTAAATCATTGTCATATATTTTCTGGTTTGTAGATGCCAGTTGAAAATAATCATCTGTTTTTTCACTGACAACCTTTTTACTGTGTTTGTATCCCCCAGTCTTTACATATTTGAAATGTTTGATTTCATTTCTTGTGACATGAGAGATATTATATCCTGTATAGATACAGATTTCAAGTTTATTTTTAGCTAGTTTTAAAAATGTTTTCACACCTTCAATGTTAGCAGGTGATAAAGGTTCTCCACCCATTAACACCACACGATCCGTTCTACACCGCCTACAATGCTTTGTGAGGCGTTCTAACAGTTCTTTAGGGTCACTGATAGCCCGTTCTACATTTAAGTTCTCTAGAGTCGTCATTTCCTTGTTGTGGCAATTCTCACAGTTGTGAGGACAACCATAAAAAAACACAGAGACGGAACTTCCAGATGGATCAGGAAAATCAAGAAAACTGTGTTGGAAATCAGATTTTGCAAACATTAAAAACTACTCCTTTTGATATCAGGTAAGTTTATTTATAAAAGAAAGGGTTGATAGAATGCTCCATCAACCCTTTCACAACAATTAATTTAAAATTAGACTACAGACGTTCAATAGTATCACCATTGCCATTCATAATAAATGCATCGTTAGTGTGTCCAACGTAAATCCTAGCGACAACACCACCATTTTTCTTTACAGTAACACCTTTGAATGAATCAGAACTGTTACCATATACTGTGTGTTCACCGATACTAGGCGGTCCAATTTCTTCAAGACTACATTCATCTTGAACAAAGATGTCATCACCTTCAACGTATATCCATCCATAACCTTCTGATTTTACCTTTATAATCATTTCTTACCTACCTATGTTAAATTGTTTTATTTAAAAACGTCTACAATAGCTTTGAATAGACGGTCTTTAATTTTTTGTTCCTCTGGAAGTTCAGAGTATTCTACCATACAAGGGTGTGTTTTATTTTCAATAGATTTTGTTTC